TACCTCAAGATTTAGCTAAAGAAATTAGTGGATTTAGAATAGTATATGTTGAAAGACAAGAAAATGATAAAACTAGATTTGGTACTGCTATTACTGGTGGTATGCAAACTTTTGATAGAATAAACATTAATACTAATAGTCTTGGTATAAATTATACTATATCAATTATAGCAACTGTTGTATGTTATAAAATAGGTAATTATATAGATGATTTAGATGGAAATGCTGATCCATTTAAAATTAAAGAAAATATTAGAAAAAAAGTAATGTCAGCTGCTGCTGCTACTATTTGTAAAAAATTATTAAATATGCCCGCAGCTGCTCAACAAAGAGTAGTAAGTTCTGAAGATTTAGCTGATTTAGTTGATAGTGTTTTAGATGGAGCTACTAATAATGCAGGAGGATTTTGGGGAGCATTAGTTGGTGGAGGTTCTTTACTTAAAGTAATATTTCCTAAAACTATTGAAAAAATTAAAGAATCCATTAAAGAAGATTTAAGAAAATCATTAGCCTATAAAGTAGCTGGATTACATCCAAATGTATATTCTTTAGGTCAAATAGGATTAGCAAATTCTGAAGTAGCTAGTTCTTCTTTAGCTCATATAGGTTACACAATATCTCCTAATGTTGATTTTAATAAATATGAATTTAAGCAAGGAGATTATTTAAAACCTATTAATATTTTTAAAGAAAATAATAAACTTATATATGAACTACATAGAGATTCTTCAGTTGGTCTTTACAATATACTAGATAGTTCATCTTATCTAAGAAAATGGTATAAAGGAACTACTATTTCTTGGGATCAAATATCTGATAGTGATGCTAGAAGAATATATATTAATAATCAAAAAACACTTATACCCGGTGAATTATTAGGATCTGGTTTTGATAATATACTTAATAGTCAAAATGCTGAAAGTGTAGATTTAGATTTTTTAATATCTAATAGTTATATATCTTCAATACCTCAATCTAATAAAAGAGGAGAAATTATAGGACCATTAGAGGGACAGTTAAATGCAGGAGATGTATTAGAAGCTGTTCAAGAAGGAATTGAATCTGTTGGTGGAACTTATGTTTACACTAATAGTGAAGATTTTTTAAACAAATTAATAAGACCTCATACTGTATTAGGTATAGGAGATAAAAAACACATGATTATTACTACTTCTGTATTTGGAAGTAATGGTGTACCTTTAGACACTCCTTGGGCTGATAACCCAAATCATTATGAAGATGAATCTCATAAAAATGCTCTTTTAGCTGATGGGTTTTTTCAGTCAAAAAATGCTCTTAGAAGAAAAGATTATAGTGGAGATTATTCAGTAACTTATTGTAGACCTATAAGTATTAATCAATATGGAGGAGTAGGATATAGTAGTAGAGCTAATAATGAATATATACCAGCAAGTGATTTTTATTCTCATACAAATAATTCAGCATCTAGATTAAGTATTAAAGCTAATCTAGGTGATACTTATTTAGGAGTATATGATTCAGTTAACTATTGTTATTATTATAATCAAGTAAGACCTGCTGGTTATCAAGATCCTATTAGAACTAAAAAAGGAATGTATGAAATATTTCCTTGTGAAGCTAGTTTTAACTTTACTTTAAGAGAAGGTAATCATCCAATTGTTAGTTTATCTCCAGATGATTTAAAAGAAAATTCTGATTTTAAAACTGAAAGTATTAGTAATCCTGATCAAAGTAAATTATTTAACTTTTTAAAAAAACCAGATAATATAAAAAAAGTTGCACTAGGAGCAGCAGTAGTTGGATTGGGAGTAGGAACAGCCGGAGCTGGATTAGCAGTTGCAGCATTAGCTAATAGAGCAATTAAAAATAATTTTTTTAAACGTGTACACAAAAATGGTCCAGATACTGCTAATTTAGTATTAAGAAATGAAAGATTCTTATTATCTGAATTTAAATACAATGATGTATTTCATCAAAAATATAATATACAAAAGTATTTTCCACCAAGTATGTTTTTTGATAATGAGGTAGATGAGTACACTAATAGAATATGGCACTCTAAACCTAAAATAGATGGTGAGGTAATTGATAGTTGGAGAAATTTTCAATTTGTAGATTATCTAGATGTTGAAGGAACTCAAGGTCCTATTATTGAAATAGTTGTTAATAAGAATAAAATATTCTTTTACCAAACTAATGGTGTAGGAATTGCTAGTAGTAATGAAAGAGGAACTATTCAAGGTTCTGATGGTAGTATAACTTTAAGTAATAATAAAGTATTATTAAGATATGATTACATTACTAAAGAAACTGGTACATCACATCAGTATGGAGTTATTAATACTAATAGTGCAATATATCATTATGATGATAATCTTAAAAAAATATTTGAAGTAAATGAAGGATTAGAATGTATATCTGATAACTTAGGTTTATTTAGTAAATTACAAAGTGTAAATAATAACATTAATAAATTATTTAATGGTGTTCATGGTGTATATGATACAGAATATCAAACAGTATATTTTACATTCTTAGACTCAGTTAATTCTGAAAATAGTTTTACATTAGGATATAATGAAAAATTAAAAGCATTTGAAAGTTTTTATAGTTTTAAACCTAAAATTTACTTTAAATTGAATACTAAAGTATTTAGTAGTTTAAGTAATAATGAATGTTATTGGCATAATAAAGGAAATTATGGACAGTTTTATGGAACATATTATCCATCTTCTATAACTTTATTAAGTAATCAAGATCCTTTACAAACTAAGACTTGGGGTAATCAACAATTTCAAACTCAAGTTTATGATACTAATAATGTTTTATTAAATTCAGAAACTATAACAAGTATAGAACATAAAACTGAAAATCAAGAAACAGGATTAATTAGTTTAACTCCTCAAGTTAATATTAATAAAGTAGAAAGAGATTGGAAATTAGCAATTCAAAGAGATATTGCTAATGCTACTTATAGTACAATAAGTAAACCTAGATTAAGAGATATGTATTTAGAAACTAAAATTAATTTTATTAATGTTGATAATAAAAGATTAATTTTACATCCTGTAATAACAACATATATAAATTCAATACATTAAGATATGCCTAAAGAAAAGATATATACTAATAAAAAAGAATTTGATAAAGCTAATAAAATGTATAATGATAGTTTAGCTTTATACAATCAAGGAGAAAATGCTCCTGGTAAATTATTAAAAAAAGGATTTGTTTTAGATAATAATGAATGGAATAATTTTAGTGATAAAGTTAAGATCAATGATAAGACAATAAAAGTAAAAGATAAAATTGGTTCTGATTATTTAATTTTAGATAAAAGTGAAACTGGTAATAATAATATTAACTCCAGTATAAAACCAATTAAAGTTACACAATATACTAGAAAAGCAGAAAATAGACCTATACTAGGAGATGATTATGGAAGTATGTTTGCATCAGGAGATGATTATTGGACAACTCCTAAATATAAAAAACCAACAACTAAACCTATCTATCAACCAGATGTTAAACCAACTGAAACAGTTAAACCTAAAGTAATACCACAAAATCAAAGAAAACCTATTCAACCAGTTATACTTGAAGATAACCCTAAATTAAATAAAATACAAAGTTTACCATTATCTACAATACCTGTAAATAATAAAACTAATATACAAATACCTACACAACAAGTTACTAAACCTACAACTAAAGCTGTTGATGTTAGAACTTATACTGCTGGTAAATATTTAAAAAGCCAAGGTAAATCTAGTGGTTATATTAATGAAGGAGATGGTACTGGAAGAAAAGAAGTTTATGCTAATGGTGGATGGCTTGATTTTTTTAAACCTCCTACATCTAGAATAGAAGCTGAAACTAAATTAGATGCTTTAAATAATAGAAGTACAGCTGAAAAATGGTTAGATGCTAGTAAGCCTATTATGAAAGAAGCTAATAACACTTCTGAAATATATCAATCTGGAGTTAATAAAGGTAAACCTACAGGTAAAGGTGCTTTAGAACCATCTTATCCTGAAATGATGTTAATGCCAGGTAGTTTACCTATTAAAGCTGCTAGTAAATTAGGTAAAGCTGCTGTATTTGCTGCTGAAGCATTAAATCCTATTGGAGGTATAAAGAATTTAAAAAGTAATCTAATTAATAAACCTACAAGTTCTGTTGTAGAAAATACTGCTAAGCAATTATCTAATTCTAATAATATTGCTTCTGTTATAAATAGTATACCAAATTCTTGGTCTATGCAAGAACTTCCAGGATTACATTTAAAATCTACAATGACTGATGGTGCTATTTCTAAAATTATAGAACCAAAAACAGGTTTAATAAATACAGAACAGGCATTAGGTATTATAGGTAAAGAATCAGGCGGTGCTGATAAAGTAGCTTTAATTAAACAAGGATTAGGAGAAACGATTTCTAAAAAGATGGACTACAATGAATTTAGAAAAGTAGTACAAGATCAGCTTATTCCTTTAGAAAGACAGTTTGCTACAAATAAAAGTAATTATGGTATTGATAGACTTGGGTATAATTATGGTACAGTAGAAGAAAATATTGGAGGTACTTTTAATATTTATGGTAACCCTACAAAATTTAAGACAAGGCAAGAAGCTGAAGAATTTTTAAAACTTAATAGTCCTATAGAAAACCAAACTCTTATATTAGGTAACAAAAATAAATTTGGCAGAGGTTCTTCTGCTCACGGTAATCCAGATGAAACACTTGGACATATACATTTTTTAAGAGATGCTGAAACTCCTGATGTATTAACAATTACACAAATACAATCAGATGCCTTTCAAGGTACACATAGAATAATGCCTAAAAATGCTCCTGATGTTTCTAAAATAGAAAAGTCATTACAAAGGATGCAAGAACTTCAAGAAACAAATAAATCTGTTTTAAATAAAATGAAAACAGAAGGTGTAGATGAAGCAGGTTTGCCTGTACAACAATACCAAATAAAACAATTTGAAGATATAGTAAAAGCTCAAGAACAATCTAATCTATTTAAAAAAGCAGAGATAGAAAACTTTACTCAAAAACAGTTGTTAGATAAAAACCATCAAGAAAGATATTTACAAGAACTTGTAGATTATGCAGGTAAAAGAGGAGATGTAAATAAAGTGAGAGTGCCTACTTCTGAAACCGCTGCTAAAGTACAAGGTTATTCTCCAATTCAAGAATCAACATTAGGTCCTAAAACAAAAAAACAACTTGATGAATCATCTACATTTGAAGATTTTTTTGCACTAAAAAAAGATGAAATAGGTGACTATAAATTAAATAATGAGGAATTTAATGCAATTAAAAAAATATACACTGATTATAAAACAGGTAATTTAGGAAAAGTATATGATCCAGCTCACACAACTATTCTTAAAAAATATTCAGAACAACCTAAGACTATTAAAAAGTTATTTGGTGTAGAACCTAAAGTAGTAACTGATAGTAAAGGTAATACTTGGTATGAGTTTGATATACCTAAAAAATATAAAGAAGGTAAAGCAGAAATTAAAGCTTTAACAACTGTTGGAGCAGTATTAGGAGGAGCGGCTTTACAAAATAAAAAATCAAAAGGCGGTTGGTTAGATAATCAATAAATATAAATAATATGTATAATAAAGCAGAAATATTAAAAAAATATAATTTATCAGAAGAGGAATTTTATAAAAAATTTCCTACTCCAGAAGATTATCATAAATATGAAAATGGAGGTCAATTAGGTTTTAAAAAGAAATATATAACTGGTGGAGGTATAACTCCAATTTCATTTAAAATGCCTAGTAGTCTTACAACTCCAATTAAAACTTTTACACCAGGAGTAAATGCACCAGCACCTACTTCAGAAAGTGGTTTTAAACTTCCTAATATATCTGGTCTTACTGGTGGAGGGCAACAACAAGCCCCTCAACAAGCTGGATCAGATCCTAATACACCTGTTAAAAAGAATACATTTAAAACTACAGGGAATTTTATTGGAGCAGGTTTAGGTATAGGAGCAACTATTGCTACAGGTGGTGCAGCCTTACCATTAATTCCAACTTTAACAGGTATTGGAGGAGAAATTGGTGGATTTGCAGATAAAAAAGTTTTTGAAAATAAAATGGAAGACTACAGTGCTAATAAATCTAGTCAACAAAATGCAATGGCTTCTAACATACCTGGTAATTTTAATCCTAATGCACCAACTAAACAATTTAAAAATGGTGGAAGTTTAAAAAAACAACAAAAAGCTTTTAATAAATCTGAACAAATGTATAATGATAGTTTAGCTTTATTTAATTCTGCTAATCTTGATAATCAATGGATGTCTAATATAGATAAGAATAATGTATCTAGACAAGATTTTAATACTCAAATGCAAACACAAGATAGAGATGCTTTACAAGATGCTTATGATAGGTTATTAAGAACTAATAATCAAGCTCCTGAAATATCTTCTGATACTCTTAATGTTTTAAGGTCTAATAGTCCTAGAGCAACTAAAGAGCTTATATTAATGAATAATTATAAACAACCTACTAACCCTCCTTTAAATCCTAATAACTTTCCAACACAAAAAGAAAGAGATGCTCAAGATTTACAAGATATGAATTTATATCAAAGATTTGAAAATGGTGGACCTCTTTCAGGATTAACAGAAAATAATAAATCAATTAATTTAAAAGGATTAACTCATGACCAAGGAGGAATAACTTTAGCTAATGGAAAAGATGAAGTTCAAAATAAAGAAGTTATTGTAAAATATAAAGATGAAAATGGTCAAAAACAAAGTTTTGTACTTTCTCATGATATTATGTATAATAAAAGACAATCATTAGCTGATAAAAGTAGAGCTGATGCAAAAAAATATTTTAGAGATAATGATCCAATAGATGCTAAAGCTAGAGAACTTGGAAATAAAAAATATATTGAATTAAATTTACTAGCACTTAATAATATGAAACTTAATAATAATAATATGAATTATAATAATTCTATGATGTATGGAGGTATTTTAAAAAATAAATACCGATGGGGAGGAACAGGATTAAAAAAAAATAAATTTAATTTATCTAGAAGTGAAGATAGAGCTACTTCTATGTTATCAAATGATTTAAAATTTGATACTAATTTTAATGCTAAACCTAATTTTCAAAATGATAATTTAGATGTATTACCAGGTTCTGATTTAAATATAAATAATAAAGTATTTGAGCCAACTATGGCTGCTACAGGAGATACTAAATCTAGAACTATACCTAACTTAATAGAAAATAATAATTTTAAAAATTATTCTTCTAGTCCTTCAAAAAAAATTAATTTTGATAATTTAGCTAGTTATGGTAACTTAGCTGGTCAATTAGTAGGAGATAGTTATAATGTATTACAAGGTTTAAAAGGAGGAGATCCAGTTAATTTTGATAGAATGAATACTAAATATCAATTTACTGATCCTAGAGGAGCTATGACTGCTGCTAATAGAGGAATAACATCTGCTTACAATTCAGCTAAAAATGCTGTTAGAAATACAACTACTAGTGCTGGTGAATATCTTGCTAATATGGGAAATTTAAGTAGTAAAGAAGGTATGGATAGAGCTACTGCTATGGCTAATATTAAAGGTCAATATGATGCAGGTAATATACAAGGTTTAAATCAAACTAATTTAACTAAAGATCAATATAATGCTCAAGTTCAAATGAAAGAATCTGATGCTAGACAACAAGAACAAGATGCAGCTAGATCTGCTATTTCTAGAGGATTATCTGATATAGGTTCTAAAATAGGTTCATTTAATAATGAAAAAAGTTCTAGGAATAATCAAAATAATTTAATAAATTTGATGTCTAGTAATGGTTATAAATTAATAACAGGTAAAAATGGAGAATTATCATTTGAAAAAGATGGAAAATTTGTTCCTTATCAAGTTGCAATTGCTTCAGTATTACAACCACAAACACCAACTAAAGAATAATAAAAATGAGATATTTTAACGCAAGTAGTCAACCTTATATATCAGATTTTGTTCCTCAAGATATGAACATGATATATAAAATGCAACAAGATTTAATTAAAGAAGATGAAGCTGCTAATCTAGATTTAGAAAAAAATAAAGTAGCCTTTGATATTAAAGGAGGTTATGGAACAAGTGAAGCTGCTCAAAGATTAAGTAAACAATATAATGATGAAACTGATAAAATAGCTGCTGAATTAGCTTCTGGAAATTTAAAAGCTAGAGATGCTTCATTTAGAGCTAAAACTTTATTACATCATTTTGCAACTAATCCAGAAGTTAATTTTGTTAAAGCTGATTATGCAATGATGCCTAAAGTAGATCAAATGAAAAAAGAGAATCCTGGATTTATGGAAACTGGATTAGCTGAAGGTTGGAATCCTCAAACTAAAACTTGGAATCAAATGACTTCTATTAAAAATCAATCTGAATTAGATCAATATTATAATGGAATAACTCATCCTGGGTATGTAGTTGACCATAAACAATTTTATGATGATTTAAAAGCAGATTTACTTAAAACTAAAGATGAACATAATTGGACTACTATTGACGATGGTAATGGTAATTTAATTAAAAGAGATACAGTTTATGGAAAATCTATTAAACAACTAAATGAAGAAAAAGTTAGAAAAGCTGCTTTAAATTATTTAAATAATGATAGTGGAGCTTGGAATAAAAAATCTGTTATGTATGATCAGTTAAAACATGAACTTGAATTTCCTGGTTTCAAATTAAGTGCTGTAGATATAGCTGAAAATATGACTAAAGCATTTTCTGGTTATTTTACAGAAGAAAATGAATCATCAAAAGGTAGTCAAGATATTGTTATTCCTGGAAAAGGAAAAAAATCAGGACAAGGAACTGAAACTGATTCAGGAAATACTCTTAATCCATTTATTGACATGGTTAGTCCACAAACTACAGCAGTTTCAGATGAAAACTTAGATGGAGTATTTAGAAAAAATACTGATGGAAGTCATCAAATTCCAATTGAAGGTGCAATAACTAATTTTGCAAAAACATCAGGGGCTGATCCAGAAACTCAAAAAATTAATACTTTTGGTATGAGTATTAATAAAATAAAAGATAAATATGGGTATAATGACAATCCAGCAACAATTGTAAGTTCTTTAGAAAACAATGATCCTGAAAATAATAAAAATGGATATAATCCAGATACTAATCCAAAATTTGATTATTTTATAAGAGGTTATGGATTAAATGATTATGTATATAAAAAAGAACGTAAAACAGGAATAGAAACAAATGTTGGAACAGCTAGAGAAATGATAGATAAGGAAGTAAAAAATACTCCTGAATATGCAATACTAAAAGAACAAGCAAAAGAACAAGGAGTTGATATAACTACTGAAAATTTTAATAAAAAATATAAAGAAAGTTTAGGTAACTATTCAGAACAAATTCAAGGTGAAATTGGTAAAATATTAGAAATTGGAGGAGAAGGTAAATTTGTAGTAGATCCTGGAAATAATAAAGTAAATGTAGATGATAATGTGTTTATTTCTGGAAAAGTAGTTATGACTAAAAAAGAATGGAATGCAAGATTTGAAGCTGTAGGTAAAGATAATAGAGAGAGTAATACACCATCTCCATTTACTGATGAATGGGAAGAAATATATTTAGAACCAGGAGGTGCTGGATATGGAGTTATAAAATTCTATGCTGGGGGAGATTCTGATGAAAATGATTTATATTCTGTTGATATTAAAAAACAAATTCCAGTAGAAAGAACTATTGCTAGATCATATAATAAAGCTGCATTTGGTGAATCATTTAATTCTAAAGTAGATACTGAATTAAATAATAGTTTTAATGAATTTAAAATTAATCAAATTGATAATAAAAGAAGTAAAATATATAGTAACATCTATGACAGTAATCCAAATAAGTTTAAAGAATCTATAGTAGCAGATGTAAAATCTTTAGATGAAAATTCTAAAGTAGTAATATCAAATTTAATTACTGAAATTGATGCTGAAAAAGATGCTATTAAAAAGAAACAAGGATATATAGAATTAAAAAAGTTACTACAAAATAAAGAAGAACTTCCAATATTTATAGAGCAACTAATTAGAAACAAAACTATGGGAAAGCCGAAAGCAGGGCAGAGAAAGTAGTTAATCCCCCTGCTAAAGTATCAACTACAACTACAACTACAAGTAATAATAAATTTGAACCTATACCAAGTAGATTTATTGTTTCACCAACAGCAGAATTTAAAGAAGCATTACCTAATGTTATTAAAGCTTTAAATGAGTTGCCAGAAACAATTAATCCAATTATAACATCTTCAAGAAGGAGTGAAAGTAATCCAGCTAAAAGTAGATTTAGTAAACCTGGATATAATCCTCATGTTGAAGGTAAGTCATTAGATTTAGCTGATGATGAAAAAACATTAAAACTTTGGAATTGGATTGATACATTAGAAGGACAAAAATGGAAAAAAGATAATAATGTAACAATATTAAAAGAAGATGATCATTATCATGTTCAATTTAATAATACACCAGCAAAACAATCTATAAAAACAGAAACTAAACCAGCACCTATTATCCCTGTTGTTAAACAAGAACCTCCAAAAACAACAAAAGAAATAGTTAAAAGTATAAATGTTCCTAAAAAAGCTGAAATAAAAATTACTAAAAGCACAGAAGAAAATACTACAGATAAAGTAGTTGATTATGTTAAAAAAGCTCCTTGGACAGAACCTTCTAAAATAGTTGATTATTTTACAACTATATATGATACTAAACAAAGAAGTCAAGGTGAAAATTTAAAAGAAGAACCTAAAATTAAAACTCCAGTTGTAAATATAACTAATAAAGATAAAGTAAAATTAGGAACTAGTTATAAAGATTCTAATGGTTTAGTATATGGTAAAAGTGTTGTTGATATGTCAAATGGAATAAATGTTACTTATCAACCTAGAAATGAAAAATCTAAAAATAGAACTGATATAAATAATGCAATTATGATTTCTGATTATTTATATGATATGGATTTTACAGATAATACAAATCATGAACATGCTCAAAATAATTTAAATAAATTAAAATCAGGTAAAACAACTCAAAAATTTGTTACAGTAAGAGAACCTTCTAAAACTAAAGGAGAATTTATAGTTAAAGTTAAAAAAGTATCTGATTTAACAGATAAAGACTTTAAAGATAATAATATATATAGACAGTCTTATGCTAAATTAAGTGATTTAGATATTTCAAAAGATGGTAAAAAAATTAAATTAACTAATTATGCTAAAAAATTAAAAGCAGCTTTATTTGTTAATCAAGGATTACCTTTCTTTGGAGAAGGAGATAACAATTTAAGATTACCTGGTGGAAAAGGTAATTATGGAAAATATCAAAACTTATCAGAATTAAAACAGTTTGGACCTTATTTAGGGGGAACTGTAACTATTATATCAGATGATGGTAAAATAGTTAAAAAAATTACTGGAGGAGTTGGAGATATTGTAGAAGAAGCTCAAAGAATTAAAAAGCAAACAGGAGGTAAAGAAGTATATTTTTTACAATCTGATGCTGGTAGTATGAATGTTAAAGCATTTGCTAAAAATAATAAAATAAGTAAAAGTCAATTAGGAATACTTAGAAATTTAGAACCTCAAGCTGGGGCAGCTGAAATTCTATTAAATAAATAATAATTAATTAAAATAATATGCCTGATAATAAATTAGATTTTTTATTAAATTATAAAAAACCAATTAGTCAATCAAATTCTAATATTGATTTATTAATAAATAGAAATCAATCTCAACAAAAAGTTAATCAAGCTGTTGATGAATTACCTGTATTTCTTAATAATAGAGAAGATCTAACATTAGATCCAAATAAATATGAAACTAGATTTCAAACAGAATTTACAGATGCTGTTAATTCTTTTAGAAGAGGTATAGATCAAACACAAATATCAAATTATCAAGGTAAATTAGATGCTCATCAAGAAGTTATTGATGATAATGTAGATAAAAAAAATAAATTAATTGATTTACATAAACAAGGTAAAATAAATAGTTTAATACTAGGAGCAGAACTTCAAAAAATTGAACAAGAAAATAATAAAGCTTTTACTGAAATAAGTAAATATCAATCTGATATTGAAGATAATAAATTAGAAATGCAGGATGAATATGTTTCTAAAATGTATCAGATGAAAGAAGCTCTTGTTCAAGCTAAAGGTGGAGATGCAGGTTTATGGGAATCTATTAAATATACAATGCCTTCTACTGCTGGTAGTTCAGCTAGTTTAATGGGACAACAAATAGCAGCTACTTGGGGTACAGGATTAATTAAAAAAATTATTACATCAGCTGGAGCTGGAGCTATTGGGGGTCCATTAGGAGAAGCAATTGCTGTTGGTGGAACTATATTAACAACTGCTGCTTTAATAGGTAATAGTAGATACCAAGAAACAATGGCTGAAATTGGAGGTCAATTAGAACAAAACCAACAAAAATTATTAGAAAACTGGCAAGAACAAAATCCAGGATTAGAACCTGATGAAGAAGTTTTAAGACAAATTAGAATGGCGGCTAGAAAAGGTAAGGATGAAATGTTCAAAGAACAAATGATGCTTGGTTTTTGGGATGGTGCTCAAGCTTTATTAGCTCCAGGTTCTAAAGTTTTAGGAGCTTTTAAAACTGGTAGAAAATTAGAAAAAGCTGTTGAAAAAATTACTGATTATAACAAATATACAAGAGCTGGTAGTACATTAGGTAAATTCTATATAGGACAAAAATCAGAAGGTTTTGAAGAAGGTTTTCAATATGCTACTAGTAAAAGACAAGAAGATGCTGCTTTAGGATTAGGTTTATATGAGAATAAAGATTTCATGACTAATTTATTAACAGATAGTTATGATACAGTTAGTTCTATGGATTTTGGACCATTTAAAGGAGATGGTAGATATGCTGATGATAAAGAATTTCAATTTTCTGTTAAATCTGGTGAGTTATTATCAATGTTACCAGGAGCAGTTGCTACTGCTAAAAGTATGTATGATGATATAAGTACTTATAGAAAAACTAATAAAGAACTTCAGCAATCAGGAATAGCTAATCCAGAAGATAAGTTTTTTAAATTAAAAGATCAAATATATGTTAGACATTTTGATAATAATACTGTTTCTTATCTATTAGAAGGAGTTAGAAATTTAGGTAATCAAAAAAATGAAAAAGGTATTCCTTATTTAAATGAAACTGAAGTACAAGCTGAAACTAAAAATATTCAAGAAGCTTTTGATAAGTATTTAGAAGTATCAAAACATATAGAAGATATTATACCAGAAGGTAGATTTAATATTAAATATTCACCAGAACAAGTTGTAAAAATAGCAGCATTAAAATCAGAGTTATTTCATAGTTCTATGAATTTAACAAGATATGCTCATAAGTTTCCAACTATAGAAACTGTAAGTAATATTAATAACCTTATAAAACATAATGAAAATTTAATTAAAGAAATACAAAGTACTTTAAATTCAGATTATACTTTAAGAAATGTTTATCATTTAAATGATAGATTATCTTTAGCTCAAAATAAGTTAACAGAATTAAATGATTTAAAAAAACAATTTTTAGAAGGTTCTAATTTAGAAGAAAAAGATATTCCTGAAATTAATTCAGTTGAAGAATCTAATAAAAATAAAGAATATGTAATTAATGATTTAAATTTATCTGAAGAGAAAAAAAAATATGAAGAATTATTAAAAGTTAAAGATAATGAAACATTAGATATATGGTTTGATAATTTTATTAAAAAACAAAAAACTAAAAAGAAAGAAATAACTAAACAAGAATCTAAAATTAAATTAGCTCAAGAAACTGATGTTAATTTATTTGCTCAAGATGTTTTTAATAAAGTTAAAGATCCAGCAGCTGAAGAAAATATTGAATTTTATAATGCTAATAAAGAAGCTATTGATAAACAAATAGCAATTTTACAAGCAGCAAAAGATAAAAAAGCAGTTAAAGATGTATTTGGAGATCCTATTGATGAAGAAGAACCAGAAGATTTTGATAACATAGATTATAATAAAGTAGCTAAAGTTAAATCTGATGAAAAAGAAGGTAAGAAAGCTGAAACAGTTAATAAAACTGAATTAGGTTGGGATGGAGATATATTTATTATTCAAGGAGAAAAATATGGTATTGTAGATTTAAATGGTGATGTTTATACTTTAAAAAATATTAAGACTAATTTTGAAATCTATGTTAAAGCTAAAGATTTAAATTATTTTAAAGGAATAGCTCAATATCCTTCACAAGAAAGATTATTTAGATTTACTGAAAACTCTGATAATATAGAAGATTATGAATTAGCTGCTATAACTAAAAGAAATAATCCTGAATTATATAATGAATTATTAGATTTACAAGAAAATGAATTAAATAAAGATGGATTAAATGCTAGACAAACTGATGAAGAAGATTCTATTTACTTTGTTTTAGTTGATAAAAATCATAATCCTGTATTAGTAGATGGTGTTAAGTTATTTTCTTATATGACTAGACCTGAAAGATATACTAAGAAAGAATTAAATGTTACTGAAGAAGATGTTGAAAAACTAAAAGAAAATAGAGAATTAATTTTAAATAGTAATGATATATTATTTTTTAATGTTATAGATAAATCTGATGGTACTTTAGGATTTGAAAGTAAAGATGATAATGAAAGAGTATCTAAACCTGTTGTAGGAACTATTTATGATAATATTAATGAAGTAGAGTTAGAAGTAGTAACTTTAAATGCTAGTACTAATCCAGAAAATACTTATGGATTTTTAAGTAAATTACCTGGCAAGATAGCTTCTTTAGGTAGATTATATGCTATATTTAAAAATCAAGCTGTAGATTTAATTCCTAGAACATTAAATGATAAAGAAATAAATAAAATAGCTGAATTACTTTTAGATAAATTAAATAATAAACCGGATATTTCCAAAGAAATAGAAAAATTAATATTCTTTGGTTATGGTAGAAAAGAAGAAAATCCTACTAGAGTTGCTGTATCAAAAGGTATTTTATATTTAGGTAATGATATTACTATGAATAAAAATAACTTTGATATAGAAGTTGTTAAACAATTTTTAAAAGATTCTGGTAAAAAAGTTACTGTTAATAAATCATATTTAGAATCTAATAAAAAGTTTAAAGATATATTTGGTGTAGAACATAAATCTTATCAAAGTTATTTATTAACTGGAGAAAATAGATTATATGGAACAGATTTAAAAGATAAAGGAGAAGGTCAATTATTAAATCAATATTTAATTTATAATCCTACTCCTAATAAGAATATGAATAAATTAACTTCTAGTTTACCTGAAGTTAATACTGAAGCTAAAGAAGATTCTACTGATGTTTTAAATACACCTAGTCAGGTTAATCCTGACAGTTCTACTACAGAAGATAAAAAAACTGATATAAAAAGAAAATTAGATATAGCTAATAATGAATATGATTTAATTAATTATGCTCGTCCAGGAGCTCCTAATAGAACACTAGATGAACAAATTGAAATTATAAAAAATCTAAATAAAGAATTAGCTGCTTTAGAAACTAAAGATGGATCATATACAGCAAATGCTAAAGCTGTAATTGAAGCTGCTAAAAGTAAAACTGCTGAAGAAAAACCTGCTAAAAAAACTTTTGAAAACAAAAAAGATACTGAAGGTTTAACAAGATTAGCTTCTATATCAAAAGATAAAAGAGAATTAACTAAAGAAGAAATTGATTGGTTTGTAAGTAAATTTCCTAATATTCCTATTGAAATAGTTAAAGGATTAATTGAAGCTAAATCATTAGGTCAATTTTTACAATCAGGTAAAGTATTATTATCTGATAAAGCTACTTATGGTACTTTATATCATGAGGCTTTCCACGTTGTTACTCAATTATATTTAACTAAAAAAGAAATTGATAATTTATATGCTGAAGCTTTAAAGAATAATCCTGGTAAAACTAGATTAGAATTAGAAGAAATATTAGCTGAAGATTTTATTAATTATAAAGAAACAGGACAAGTACTAAAAGGTGCTCCTACAAGAAATACTTTATTTAGAAGACTTGTAAATTTTGTAAAAGATTTATTACAACTTTCAGCTAAAGATATTAAAGATGTTTATAGAAGAATTGATACAGGTTATTACACTAATAAAAAAAGAATTAATAATCAAGAATTTGGAACATTAAATAAACTTGCTGATAAAACAGAACAAGAAACTAAAGAAATATTAGATGGTTTTACAGCTATGTTTTTTAAAATATTAAAAACTAATGAGAAAACAACTTTAGATGCTTATAAATATAAAGATGCTGTTTTAAATGTAATTTTTAATAGATTTAATGCTTTATATAAAGATAATCCTGAGAATGAAACTTTTTATTATATATTAGATAATTTTGAAACAATAGCTAATACTTGGGTTAAGAAAATGAATTCATTAGGAGCTGGATTAAAAGAATACAATGTTATAATTGAAAATAAAACTATTAGTGAAGAAGATGAAGGAACTGATACTAGTGTTGTTTCTGAAGAAGAAAAATCTAGACAAGATAATGGTTATACAGAAGCTAACTTAACTTCAGTTAAATCTAAAATGTTTAATTCAACTAAATTTCTTATTAGAGGTTTAGTTCAAGTAGATAAAGAGGGTTCTGAAAAATTATCTTCAATAGGTTTACCTATTCCTGTAGATTTTGATAAAACATATTCATACTTATTAAAAAACTTAGTTGGATTAGGAAATGATTATGAAGTTTATTATAATAAACTAACTGAATTAGCTAAAGAAAAACCAGAACTTAATCAATTAAAAGATGTTTTAAAAGCTCCTAATCAAATAGAAAATTTACATACTGTACTTCAACAAACTCAATTTGTTCAAGATTTTAATAAAAATAAAGTAGTAAGTTATATTACTCTTATTGAAGAAGAAGGTAAAAAGATTTATTTAATAGATGCTACAAAACAAGCTGTTTCTGAAGGAATTAAAGATAAATGGGCAGCTAATTTAAAAAGTATAAGTAAACAAAATAATGAAGGTAAATTAATTATAAATTTAGAGTCTTTAAAAGGTTCAAATAACGTAGAATATTTAGCTAAATTAGGATTAGTATTTTCACCTGAAACAATAAAAAAAATAGAGAAATCTGAAGATTTTAATAATGCTGTTCAAGCTGTAAGAAATTATTTAATTAAAAATAATGGAAATGTAACTACATTATTTGAAGATAGAGATATTAAGAATAGAATTAATACCTTAGCTTTCCTAGAATCTGAATTTACTCCAGATACTATTGAATTAAGTTATATGAATTCTGAAAATAAAACTGTTTATAGTATTGCTTATAATAACTATTTATCAGCTTTAAAAAATAAAATAAATAATTCAGATAACTTAGCTGATTTATATGCTAAAGTTCCACACTTACAATCAGTAACTTCAGAAAATTCTTATTGGATAAGTAAGTTATTTGATGCTAATGGTAAAAGAGATAAATCTGTTAATATAGATTTAAATCTACAAGATGGTTTAAAGAATAAAGATACTGAAACAGGAACTAGTACTTCTGGTTTAACTATTGGAGATAAATTAGTTCAAGAAATTAATAGTACTTTATTAAATGGATTAACTAGTTTTATTAGAGCTTCTGATAAAGCTACTGAACATACAATTAGTTTATCTGGAGTTAATAAATTACCTATTGATTTAGATGAGTTTAAAGATGGTTTTGATATTGATGAACTTAAAGAAATATTTCAAGGTTATTTTCAATCTGAATTTAAAAGAATTGCTTTATTTAAAATTAATAAATTAGGTTCTGATATTGACCAATATAATAAATCTGGAGATAAATGGACTACATTTAGTTTCATTAGTTCTGAATTAAAAGATAAACTTAAAGAAGAAATTAATAAAATAAAATCAGAAGATTTAGATACTGAACAATTAAATGATAGATTAAATACTGTAGCTGAAACTTATTATGATGATATAGATGCTGAAGTTATTGAATTTTTTAATAACTATTTAATTAAACAAAAAGCTCAATTAGCAGAAAATAAAATAACTTTAGATTCAGGTATTTCATCTGAATTGAAAGGAGCTAAAATAACTAAGTTAGAACAAGAATTAGAAAATGCTGAATTAAATGGTTTTGAAACTTTATCAATTTCTAAAAGATTAGATAATGAAAAAGCTAAAAGATTAGATCAATTATTAAGAGCTCTTATAGTTACAGATTTAATTAATAGTATTGAACAAACTAAAATCTTTACTGGTGATATGGCTTTCTATAAAGATTTATTTAAAAGAATGTCAGGTTTAACTGGAGGTAAAGAGTTTTGTAGAAATGATGAATTTTTAAATAACTTCTTAAATAAAAATAATAAAAGATTAGATAAAAAATTAGCTGATGGAAATATTAATGTTACTGTTTTTAGTGATGTTAATTTACAATCTAATTATTTAAAAACTTATCAAAAAGCTTTAGAAACTTCTGGATTAACTCCTAAAGAAGCTAGTGATTTAATGAAAGCTTATACTGAAATGGAAGAAGGAGATGGACAAGGTTGGATTACAATGGATGAGTATAGAGAGTTTATGATTAGATTAGGAGATTGGGATAATTTAAAAGAATCTACTTGGGAAAAACTTCAAAGAAATGAACCTATAACTTCTGAAGAAATGGTTTATTTTATCTCTAAGAAAGCTCAATACTTTGGTCCTCAAGAATATGATAACCAATTATTTGCTCCAACTTTTCATAAGTTTTCTTTAATGCCTTTAATTCCAAGTTTAATTAAAGGAACTAATATGGAAGTTCTATTAGAAACTATGCAGAAACCTGAAAATCAAACAGGTTATGCTTTATTTAAATCAGGTACTAAAGTAGGAGCAAAAGTAGATAGTAAAGGTGAACCTACTAAATTTTATACTAATACAAATGAAGGAGAAATTAATACTAAAGATTGGATTAAACAAGTTATTAGTTATGAATACTTAGGATTACAACAAAAATCATCAAAACCGCATGATACAGTAATTTTTGGTACTCAGTTTAGAAAATTAGTTTTAAGTAATTTATTTGAATCAGGAGTTGTTAATGAAAATTTTTCAGAAGCTAAAGAATTATTAGAAGAATATAATAAAATTATTAATGATTTAATTACTAAAGAGAAAGATAAATTAGTTAAAGAATTAGGATTAAATCCAGCTTTAAATTATGTTTCTGAAGATGCTACTAAATTAGTTGAGTTATTAAAATCAGAAGCTGAAAACAGAGCTTTACCTGCTAATCTTATAGATAGTTTACAAGTAACTCAAGATACTAAAACTTTAAGATATAAGTTTGATAGTATGGTTAATAAAGCTAAGATAGATTCTATGCTTATGTCTATTATTAATTCAAGATTAATTAGACAAAAAATGAATGGTGATGCTTTAATTCAAGGAGCTTCTTCAGGATTTGAACCTAGAGGTGTTAGAATTAAAGAAGATAATACTTTAAAGTTTTATACTCAAGAGGGACCTGATGGTATAACTACTCATGCTGAAGTTATGATAGCAATGAATGATAATTATAGACCTTTACTAAATAAATACAATGGAGATTTAGATGCTTTAAATAAAGCTATTGAAGGAGGTAAAGTAGATAAAAGATTATTACAAATGATTGGTTATAGAATTCCTACTCAAGGATTAAATTCTATGGATATGCTTCAAGTTAAAAAGTTTCTTCCAGAATCTTCAGCTACTCTAATAATATTACCAACAGATATAGTTGCTAAATCAGGAGGTGACTATGATATTGATAAAATGAATGTTTTTAGATTTAGTATGTATTTAGATGAAAAAACAAATGAAGTTAAAATATATAAAAATTCAACTAAAACTACAGAAGAATTATTTACTGATATACAAAATGAAAAATCAAATCTTTCTGAATTAATTAGAGAAAAAAATGTAATTCTTGATATAGAATATAGTAAAATACAAACTATTAGAGAAAGATTAGCTAAAATAAAAGATTATAAAAAAGCAGATTTAAATGTATTATTTAGAGAAAAAGAATATGCTCAGATAGAATTTAATATATTAAAAGATGAAATTTATAGTTTAGTTGAACAATCAAAATTATTAGATAATCCAAAATTAATAAATGAAAAAAATAAACTTCTTTTAAAAGAATTAAATATAAAAATACTAAAAAATTTATACAATTCAAATGAATATAATCAAGAATTTATAAAAGATATTAGCCAAGAAAAAATAGAAGAAATTAATAATAAGTTAAAAGAATTATTTGAAAAAATGACTCTTTTAAGTAATATTAAAAGTACAATTAATGATAAATTAATAACATTTAATTTAGAAAAAACAGCTAAAAAAATTAAAACAAGAGAAATAAAAGAAAAAACTCTTGAAAAATTATTAGATTTTTCTGAAAGAATAAATGAATCTTTACAAAGAAAAGAAGATTTATATAGAGATATGTTTAATTGGAAAGAAGGTAAAACTAATAGATTAATTGAAATATCAACTAAAATATTACAACATCCAAGTAATTTTAATGCTTTAACTATTCCTAATAGTACTAAGATATTAACAGATTTAGTTGCTGAAATTAGATGGATAGAACATGTTAATGACAAACCTGAATATAAAGGAACTATTGAAGATTATGAAAAATCTACAAAAAATGAATTAAAAAATATTAAATATATAGAACAATTAATGCTATCAACTAAAACCAAACAATTTCAAAAGCTTATGTTAGCTAAAGATATGATTGGTGTAGCTGCTGTTCAAAATACAGCTCATATAATTGCTCAATTAGCTGGATTAACTTTAAATAAAACTTATATTGTTAAAACTAAAGAAGGTAAAAAAATAGAAAAAAATAGACATATAAGTTTTAAACATCATACAGGTCCAAATAATACAATGGATTTAGGTAAAACTTTTGATGTTAATGGTAAAAATAAAATATCAGAAGTTATATCTCAGATTATAAATGCTACTGTAGATGCTGCTAGAGATCCGTTTTTAATTGATTTAAATATGGATTTAACTACTTTAGGAACTTATGCTTATTTAATAAGAATAGGAGTTCCTTTTGATACAGTTGTTTATTTTATGAAACAACCTATTATATCTAAATATTTAAAATCTTTGTCTATTAATCAATCTGAATTTTTAGGTTTAAATAATCAAGAAGCTAAAGGTAAAGCTTTAGCAGAAGCTAAAAATGAATTTATATTAGATGATGCAGAATATGGTAATGAATATCTAGAAACTAAAGTTTATGAAAATGAAGAATTAAAATCTTATTTATCTAAAGATAAACAAGTAGGAGATGATTTTAAAGCTAATCAATTACATATTTTAAATAAGTTTTTAGAATATCAAGATCAAGCTTCAATGTTATCTGATTCTATTAAAGCTAATAATCATGATACTGCTGGATTAGGTAAAAGTTTATATACAAGTTTTATGAAAAGAACTTTAAATGCTAAAGTTAGAGAAGATAATTTTGTAAATAACTTAGAGAATTTAGTTAATACTCCTATTGCAGGATTTAATCAAATTGATTTTAGTATAGATGCTTTTAGTCAATTCTATGATAGTTATAGTAATAGAACAATTAAAAATAATATTGATAAGATATTAAATAATTTAAAATTATTTAAAGATGAAGATATTATTAAAACTAGAAATTTAATTGAAAATGATTTTATTAATTATGTAGTTCAAAATTATGGTTATGATAATATTTCTAAATATTCAGAAGAATTATTTAAATCACAATCAGTTGCTAAACAATTATTAAAAATAAAAAATAATCCTGAAACAACTTATGAAATTGCTTTATCTAATAATATGTTAGTTAAAGAGTTATTTCCACTAATTAATAAAGTAGGAGATAATAAAGATAACATTAAGATTTATTCTAGAAAATATGATACTTTTACAGCAGATCAATTAACTGAAGCTTTTAAAGAATTAGAAGAATTAGGTCAACAAGAAAATCAAAGATTATTTGAAGAATCAGGTAATATAGAAGATTTAAATAAACCTACTTTAGCTAAACAAATAATGGATGTAGGTATTATTCAATCTGGATTAAATAACTCACCTATAACTTATTTAGGTATTATTCCTTTTGAATATTATAATGAACTTGTAAAAGAAAGTTTTGATAATTTTTATAAAAAAAATGGGGCCCAGGAAATGTATAAATTTGAACAATTATTTCAAAGAGAAAATCCTGGAGGTAAACCTAAGAAAGGTTGGATTTATGGAAAGAATTATGATATTAATAGTAAACAAGAATATCAAGTTCCTACAGTTATTAATGAACCTGTAGTTACACAAACTAATGAAACAACAGATAATTTTAAAAATAGTTTTGAGTATAATAATTTAAAAGTTGAAACTGATTTTCAATTGTCAGAAGATCAAGATAATGCTTTAAGACAATTAATAGATTTTATTAAAGATAGAAATAAATCTGTAGTTACATTAGAAGGAGCCGCTGGAACTGGTAAAACATCTATTATAGGTTATTTACAAAAATACTTAGGTAGAAGTAATTCATTTGCTTATTTAGCTCCTACACATGCAGCTACTGTTCAATTAGCTTTTAATACAGCTAAAATAGGAAATAAAGATTTTCCTGCTACATTAGCTAGTGCTATTTCAATAGATCCTAAAACAGGTAGAAATAAATTTAGTGTTAAAATTCAAAAAAGATTAGGATTAAATCCTGTTATAGTTGTTGATGAGTCTTCAATGATAGATAATTCTGATATTGATAAATTATTAGAAGCTATTGAAGATATTGGAGGTAAATTAATACTAATGGGAGATGAAAAACAAATTCCTAAAGTTAGTATTGTTGATTCATTAACTAAACAATTATCTGGAGCTTTTACAAGATTTGAAAAAATTAAATTATCTAAAGTTCATAGACAATCAAATAATAAACTTTTAAATATTTTAAATAAAATGAGAGAGCAAATCTCATTTAAATTATTTAAAACTGCTAATTCAGAAGCTGTTAAATTTGTAAATAAAAGAGAATATAATGAATTATTAGTTAATGATTTATTGACTGATCCTGAAAATACAATGGTTATTAGTTATACAAATGACGGTGTTAAAGGAATTAATAACCAAGCTAGAAAAGTTTTAGGAAGAGAAGGAGAAACTCAAGTTGGAGATATTATTGTAGGTTATTTAGGTTATGCTAGTAAACAAGTTGAAAAATCTGATATTGCTAATAGTATAAATTACACTATAACAAAAATAGAAGCCGATGGTCCTACTAAAATTATAACTGCTAAATCAGATAAATTAAATGAATTAGTTAAATTAGGTATAAAAGGTGTAACTAATACTGCAACTACTACTTATTATCAAATGGATGGTAATGATAGTTTACAGTTTGATGATTTAACACAAGAAGAATTTGAAATGAATAATGATTTAGTTTCTAATTATTTTAGAGATATAAATAAAGCTAATATAGATTATGCTAATAAACAAATAACTTATTTTAGTTATCAAACAATTATAGCTAGTATTTCTGAATCTTTAAGAAAAGTATCTGTAGGTCAAGATTATATTTATAATCCAGAAACAGATAGAATGGAAATTTTAGATGCAAAGAAACATTCAAAAATAAAACAAAATGGTCAAGGTTCTTTAAAAATGAATAAAGATATTGATTATGGTCATGCTATAACTATACATAAATCTCAAGGTTCAACTATAAATAATGTTTATTTTGATACTAGTTCATTAAATCCTGAAAGAGATATTAAGATATTAGATGAAAATGGAATTCAAATAACTACTGAAAAAATGGCTTTAGCTTATGTAGCTATGAGTAGAAGTAAAAATAAATTAGTTGTTTATGAACATAATTTAGATTTTGAATTACTAGAAGATACTCCAGAAACACCTACACAAGTAGTAGATAATGAAATAGATACAAGAGAATATACTCCTGAAAATATAACCTCCTTAAAACCTAATGAAGTGTTTGTATTTGGTAGTAATGCGGAAGGAGCTCATGGTAAAGGAGCAGCTTTAATAGCTAAACAAAAATTTGGAGCTATTCAAGGACAGGCTGAAGGATTACAAGGACAATCTTATGCTATTATTACTAAAAAAGATTGGAGAGTAGAAAAATCATCTACTTTAACTGAAATTGGTAATGATATAATGAAATTTGTATCTTTTGCTTCAGTAAATCCTGAAAAAAAGTTTTATGTTACAAAAATTGGAAGTTCTTTAGCCGGATATAGTATAGCAGAAATTAAAAATCTATGGAAACAAGTAAATGAAGTATGGAAACATGATATGTTTTTTGATATACCAGATAATATAATTTTACCTAAAGAATTTGAAGTAAGACAAGAACTTAAACCTAATGTAGTAGATAATTTAGAAAATATTAAAATAAATAATCCAGCAGAATATACTAATCACTCTGGTGGTGCTAAATTATCTGATGCCGCTTGGGATATTATAGGTAGAGAATTTGGTGTAACACAACATAGACATTATAGAGAACCAGGACAAACAACTGTAGATAGTTTAGAATTACAAAAAGCAGGAGTAAAAGCTACTCCTTTAGATGAAACTACATATAATGAAGGTCAACCTAAAGCAACTGTAGCTGCTAGACAAATGGGAAGAATTGAACCTAATTTTCAAATTAGAAGTAATTATATAATTAGAAATTGGGCTCAAGTTAAAAATGCAGATGCAATATTTGCTATTGGTACTATTATACCTAAAGGAACTTTAATGAGTAACAATAAAACAGCTTTAATAGAGCAAGTAAAAGGTGGTACAGGTTATGCTGTACAAATGGCTATTAATGAAGGTAAACCTGTATTTGTTTATGATGGTACAAAAAATAGTTGGTTTAAATGGAATGGAAAAACTTTTGAAAAAACTATTACACCTACATTAACTAAAAACTTTGCAGGAATTGGAAGCAGAAGTTTAAGTACACAAGAAGTAATAGATAAATCTTATCAAGCTATCAGAGATGTATATGAAAATACATTTAAAGCTACTACTCAACTATCTACTAGTGTTAAAGTAATACCTTTAAATGAATCACAAAGATTTACTAGAGAATCAGCTGAAAAAGATACAGAGTATATGTATTTATTTACTGATAATGCTGGTAGAACTTCAGGTTCAGGAATTATTGACCCTAATAGTTGGTATGCTAAAAAATATGGTGCAGATAAAAAATATGCAAGTAAAACACAAGCTGTAGCAAGAGGACTTAACAATGTTTATCCTATTACTACAATGGTAGATGATAAAAGAACACAATGGACAGATGCTCAATTTGATACTTATAAGAAGATTATTGATGATGAAATAAAAACTATTAAACAAGCATCTAGTAAATATAAAGGTATTAAGTTTGGTGGAGAAATGCCTTTTGGTCAAGGTGCTATATCTAACATGAAAGATACTGCTCCTAAAATATGGAATTATCTTAATACAAAACTTGCTGAAATAGGTATTGACAATACAGGAAATACTCCTAAAGTAATAACTAATTCAGAAAATATTTCACAATCTGAAGAAAATTCAGTATCTTTGCAAGATAATTCAATTGTAAGTAAATTCAAAATAGACTTATTAGATATGATTAATCAAAGTTTTGTTGATGAAGATATGAAGAATAAAGCAATTGATTTAGTTAATAATACTAAAGTAAATACAGAAAAAGATATGGGTGATTTACAAAATAAAATATGTAATTTATTATAATGAAAGCAACTTGTCCAAATAAAAAAGGAGTACTATATAAAGAACTTATGTCATTAAATGGTAATGATGAAGGATTAAGTACTTATCAACATAATATTATAACAGATCTAATGGATCAAGGGTTAATAACTGAAACAAGATATAAAACTCCTAAAGGTAATTTTGTTTACAAAATACCTAAATTAATGACTGAAGCTAGTATAGCTAAGAATTTAAGAAGTTCTAGTGCTTATCAAATAGATTTAGGTAAAAAACAAAGACTAGATAAATATATTAGTGATAACCAAATAAACTTTATTAAAACAGAAATTACTAATTCTGGTAATGCTATTTATGTTAATTTATCTAAGGTTAATAATATTACTTTTGAAAAACCTAAAAATAATCCTGGTCCAGGAATACAAGGTAATTTGTTTGAAAAAATAAATATAGTTGTTGAAAATATTAAAAATGCTATTAAAAGTAATTTACCTGTAGAAATTTTTAATGCTGTAGAAGTGTTAGATAAAGTACCTTTAAATATATTAGGTAGAGATGATTTATTTCTATCAATGAAAGATACTTTAGAGGAAAAAGGAATCACGGATCCATTTTTAATTAATTGGTTAGGTATTAATTTATCCTCTAATTTATCAAGAAAACAAGCTATTAATAGTATTACTACTAAAGAGCAAATAGAAAAAATGGCTAATAGTAGTTATAATAAATTATTAAAGCTAGATGACCCTATTTTAAAAAACAAAGACATTAAAGAAAGTTTTGATAAATGGGTTAAAGCTTTAGAGAATTATCCTATTGTGTTTAAAGATTTAATGTTAAAACACGCTATTAAGCATTTAAGAAATCCTGAAAGAAGATCAAAGTTTGTATTACAATTATCTTCAGTAGCATTACAACAAACTTATGGAATAGCTGTAAATAAACCTCATGAACTTAATAGAATAGGTAAGTTATATGATTCAGAAGTACTTAAAACTGTTTCTGATGCAGTAGGACATGAACCTTCTGCAAGTGGTAAAGGTTATTGGGTACATATTCCTAGAACTGAAAAGTCTTTAAGTGATGAAGATTTTGTTAGATTTTCTGAACTAATTAATATGTTTAAAAATCCAATTACTATAAGTAAGACTTTTGGATATAAAAATACAAGATATTTTGTTGAGGATGGTAAAATTAAAAAATTATCTAGTGGATTAACATTAAGTACTTCTGAAATAGATAATATTATTAAAGATATAGAAAAAGAACTTGAAAAAAGAGATAATAATGCACAATTTAAAGTAAATGTAGAACTTCTTAAAAAATTATCCCCTTCTTCTTGGTGTACAGCATCAGGAATGGCTAGTCATTATGTAGAAAATTATGATAATTATTTATTAATTGTTGATGGAGTAACAGTTGCTGGTATAGAAGCATATCCAGCACCAGCTATAGAAGATAGAGAAACTCTTTTAAGAAAACTTAATAAAATAGAGTTAAATATTCAAAATGGGGTTGCTGGTCCTGATGAATATAATAGAAGGGATGAAATTGAAAAACTTTTATCTGGAGAAATCCCAGAAATAAAAGTAAAAGAAATAACATCAAGAGGTAATAATGGAGTAGCATCTATTGACCATTTAGATGACACAATAGCTTTTTTTAAAAAGCATAATTTAGATTTAGATAATAATACTATTAAAAGAGCAATCTCATTTAGAAATGAAGGTAAATCTGATGATGTAGTATTTAGAGATGAAGATCAAATGGGAGCATGGCATCAAATGATGGATGAAGAATGGGAGAGAGAAAGATGGGCTATAGATGAACACAACGGAGAGCATGAGTATGATCCACCTGAATATGATTACCAAAACAACGAAGATAATGAAACAGATAGAGCAATAGTAGCTTCTATGACTACTGTAGAAGAAGTAAAAGCAAGTCTTACGTTAGTGGTAGAAAATTTTGATGTATTAAGTCAAAATCTTAGAAATAATGAAGAAATAGCTAGAGAAGCTGTAGATTATAGTGGTTATAATATAGTTCATATAAATGAAAACTTACCTTTTTATATTGAACTTGTTAAAATAGCTGTAACAAACAAACCTGATGTATTTCAATATTTACCTCCTAATGTAAAAGAAATAAGACCAGATTTAAAAAAAATATACGATGATAATATAGAAGCAGAAAGAATAAGAATTGCTAATTTAACTCCTGAACAACTTAGAGCTGAAAATAGACAAGCAGATGGTACATTAAATGATGATTTACCTTTTTCTAAAACAAATTCTAATTTAATAGAAGGATATTATGATGCTAAAAATGATAAAGTAGTAGTAGTAGCTTCTAATGTTTCTGAAGAAGATGCTCCTAAAGTAGCAATACATGAAGTTGCTCATAGAGGTATGCTTAGAATGGCTAAAGATTTAGGAGGAGAAAAAGAATTATTTAATGCTTTAAAATCTGCTGAAAAACAGTTAATGGAGAAATTACCTGAACTATTAAAAAGAACAGGTCATAAATCATTAGAAAGTTTAATGCTTGATTATGGATTTGATAAAAATTCACAAGAAGGTAAATTTAAATTATTACAAGAATTAGCTGCAAGATGGGCTGAAACACTAATAGGTAAACCTAAACCTACTTGGTGGAAAAAACTATTACAAAATATTAAAAATTGGATAAAACAATTTACAGGACAAGTATTAACTGAAAAACAAGTAGATGAATTAGTTGGAGGATTTGTAAGATATGGTACAGAACAATTAGGTAAATCTAAAACAAATAATGAAATTCAATTTAGTAAAAAAGAAGATGAAGAAACAATTAATGTCCAAACTTCTAATTTTAAAGCATTAGAAAAAGGTACTAAATCTATTTCAGTTAGAACTACAGGTAAACATAATTATAAGAAAGGTCAAATACTAACTGTTAAAGTTAATGGTAAAGAAACTGAAACTAAAGTTAGAATTTCTTCAATTAAAACTGTAGAAGATTTTACTAAATTATCTAAATTAGAGAAAGATGAATTTGCTAGAAGTATTGGTAGTTATATTGATTTTGAAGATTTTTTAAAATCTGATGATTATATAAGTAGTGAGAAATCAGAAGTATTTACTGATATGATTGATTTTATTAATGGTAAAATATCCGGTGATATAATTAGATATTCAGTTACTCAAAAATCAATTGTTGATCAAGAATCTCCTTATAAAAAACAACAGATTTATTTAACTAGAAGAATTAAAGAACTAGAAAAAGAAAGAGAAGGAATGAATCAAAATACAACTGCTTATGATGATAAAGTTGAAGAAATTAAGAGAAAAAGAAGTAAGTTAATTTTATTAGGTACTTCTGAATCTGATTATGATATTTATAAAGAATTAGGACAAGAGTATTTAGATGAAGTACAAGATGCTTTAGATAGTTTTGATGATAAAGAACCTACTACTGAAGAATTAACTTATTTAAAAGAGATATTAGATATATGGTCTGATTTTAAAGGATTAGAAAAACAAGGTAAAGAATTATTTGAAAGATATAGAGTTTTATTAAGTGAACATACTATAAAGACACTTAATCAACATTCATCTAAAACTATAACTAAAGATGATGTAGATGCTAATACTAAAGATATTAGATCTTTTACTAAAGGTACAGGTTCTTTATTAGATAGTCCTAATATTATAGCTGGAACAATAGGTAGAATTATTAGAGCTGCTCAAAATATAATTAATACTAAAGATAAAAAACTAGCTTTAGAAATTCAAGAAGAAGTAAATTTATTGTATGAGTATGCTAAAAAAAATGGGGCTAAATTAAATGATATATATAATCTATTTATACAAGATTATAAAGGGACCACAAAATTAACTACAGAGTATTTTGATAATAAAAAACCAAATCCTAATTATAAAACTATTCAAGATTCACCAGAGTTAAGTAGATTCTATGATTTCTATCAAACTAAAATGATGGAGTTTGAAAAAAGTACTGATAATACTTTTGGTAAATACTTTATTCCTAATATTGCTAAATCTAAATTATTAGATGGTTTAAATCCTATTAAAACTAGAAAAGTAGGATTTAGTTTTGATCAAGAAAATGTTAGTGATATATTAGAAACTAAATATAATAATTATTTACCTGCTAGTGAGAAAGAAACTAATTTAGGTGAGATATTACTTAAATATGGTATGTATGCTAATAATTATGAAAAGATGTCTTCAATATTACCTGAAGTTAGATTACTTCAAGAACAATTAACATATAAGATTAATAGTAAAGGTGAAATTATTGAAAGAAGATTTATAAATGCTTCAGATCCTGCTACTTCTGTTTTGGGTAAAGATTCTAATATTTGGCAACAAGTAAATCAATTTATTGATATGCAAGTTAAAGGTAATATGAAAAATACTAAACAAGGTAAATATAGAATTTTAACTACTAAATATGATAAAGATGGAAATCCTACTGAAGAAAAATATATAGATGTTGTATCTGTTTTTGATACTTTATTAAAATATAATAGTTTATTAAGAATAGGTTTAAGTCCTATAACTTCATTAAGCAATGTTATATTTGGAGATTTTTCTAACTTATTTGAAGCTATTGGAGGACAATTCTTTAATATTAGACAATTAACTAGTGCTAGTAATATCTTTATTAAACAAAATTTAGATAAACAGTCTTTATTAAATGAATTATTGTTAGAGTTAAATCCTTTACAAGAACTAGATTCTTATGAATATATGGAACAAGTTAAATTAACAGGTAAAACTGTTAAGATGTCTAAAGAGAAAGCTCAAGAATATATTTATAGTATGCAGAAATCAGGTGAAAAATGGTTACAAAGTAGAACTATGTTAGCTATTATGATTCATGATGGATATATGACTCCTTCTGGTAAATTAACTGAAGATGGAGAAAAGATGATGAAATCTGAATCTTTAAAAAATGCTTTAACTGATAAAATACAAAGACTTAATCAAGTAATTCATGGTAGATATACTACTAAAGAAGCTGCTATTTGGCAACAACATATTGGTTACAGATTAATATCTCAATTTAGAAAATGGATTCCTACAGGTATTGAAAATAGATTTGGAGGGTATAGATTTGATGAAAGGCTTCAAACTGAAGTTGAAGGTAGATATATAACTTTAAAGAATTTAGTTATTAATTTACAAGATACTTTAGCTAGAGTTAAAGAAGGTAAATTAACTGAACTAGAAAAATATAATATTAGAAAAACAATAGCTGAAGTAGTTGTTCTATTAGCTACAATAATATTATTTGCTGGATTAAAAGGTGGAGATGATGATAAAAAAAGATTAAAAAATCCTTGGGTTAAAACATCTTTAACTTTATTAAATAGAGCAGCAGGTGATATTGGTTATTTCTTTAATCCTAAATCAGGAATTGATTTATTAAGAAATGCTGTTCCTTTAGCTAAAACTTTAGAAGGATTATTAAAAGTTGTTGAATATTTACCTTATAGTATGTACTTAGGTGATTATGAAATTAAACAAGGCTCTTTTAAAGGAGATAATAAATTTTATAGTCAAGTTCAAAAACAAATTCCTGTAATAAAATCTGTTAAGGATATTATGAGATTAGCCAGTAAATCGTCTTTAGAGGAATTAAGATAACCTAGCTATAAAAACTAGGTTATCTTATTATTAATTTTTAGTTTCCTGTGGAACCATATCCACCTGTATTTCTTTCAGTAACAGATAATTCTTCTACTTCTTCAAATTCTATTGGTATAACTTCTTCAAGATAAACTTGACCAATTCTATCTCCTACTTTATAAGGAAATTCTGGATATTCTAAATCTCCATTACCTCTTATATAACCAAGTACTTTTATAGGTAAAGCTCTAAATCTATACTGATATTCACCTTTAAAATCTTGATCTCCTAATCCAGGAGTGTTTTGTAAAATCCATTTAGTTTTAGTTAAAGAACTTCTAGGTACAAGAGTTAATTTATATCCTTCAGGTAATTCTAAAGCAAATCCTAATTTACAAATTACAAAATCATCTTCTACTTGTTCTATCTCTGTTGCTGTAACATCCCAACCTCCTGCAAATTCTGTAGCTTGTTTAGGAAATTGAGCATCTTTATGTAATCTTTTAAATTTTATTATCATTATTTTATTGTTTTCTTAATTGTATTTCTAATTCCGCCATTAAATTCCAAACTGCATGTTTTAAATGTAATAATTTACTTCCTTCATCAAATTTATTTTTTTCAAAATAATGTCTAAAGAAAGCATCTGATAATCTTTGTTCAGCATTTTCTAAATTTAAAAAATTTAACCAATCATTATCACCTAAATTATATTTTTCATGTCCATATTGAGAACATTCAGCAAGAGCTTTTATAGCATTAGGAAATTGTTTAGTTACAACTATACCTAATGGTAATTTATTACCGTCATCTTTTAATCCTTCTTTCATTTATTGACTTTTAAAAAATTGTTTTATTATATTATACCAAGTTAATTTTAATTTTAAAATATAAAATTTATTAGTTATAAAATTAAATCTAACTACTTCTCCATTAAAATCTTTAAACTGTTTAGCTGTACAAAATCTACAACTAACAGTTTTACCTTTATCTGAAGCTATTTTATGTTTAGTATGATTAGTATAAAATAGAAATAATGGTAAATTAAATTCACATCTATAACATTTTTTCATTATTAAACTTTACCATTTTCATAATCTAATATTTTACCTACTAAATCACTTCTATGATTTTCTTTTAATTTTATCCATTTAATTTCATCAATTTTTTTAGATAATTCAATTACATAAGATAAACCATTTAAAGATTCTTTAGTATCTTGTTGTTCATTATCACCATTAATAACAATTTTACCTGTTTTACCTAATCTAGTAAGAATAGCCAACATTTCAGCTTTAGTAGTATTTTGACTTTCTTCCACAATTAATATATCATCAACAGTTTTACCTCTAATAAACTGAATAGGTAAAGCTTTTAGTTTATTTTCTTTTAATAAATTATCAACTTCTTCTTTATTAGTACAACATTTATTTAAATTTTCTAAAAATGCTTCCATATAAGGATCAAATTTATCATTTAATTCGCCAGGAAGATAGCCAAGAGATTTACCAACTTCAATAGCAGCTCTAGTATTCCAAATACAATCAACTTCTTTTTTCTTTAAAAAATCTAAAGCAGCTTGAGCACAAACTAAAGATTTTCCAGAACCTGCTCTACCTGTTATAACTACTATTTGATTTTCAATAATTAATCTTTTAGCTTCTTTTTGTTCATCATTTAATTGAATAGCATTAATAGCTTTAATTTCTCCTTTTCTTTGTTTATTAGGTTCTCTCATATTAGTTATTTAATTTCACAATTATCACCTGAACATGCTAGTTCATCAGTTAGAGTAGTATTATCATCAACTTCAATAACTTTAGTTAAGTCTATACTAGATAAATGATTAATCATTTCTTCATATTGTTCTTTACTAATATTTTCAAAAGGTGCTTGAATATAACTACCTCCATCATAAGGTAATACAGATAATCCATTAAAGAAATCTCTATTATTCCACATCCATTCTCCAACTCTAGTCCACTCATTACAACCATAAGTATTAGTTACACCATCATACTGAGGTAAATCATAATAACCTCTAGATTTGTCAATACTTACAGTAGCTGAAATATTATGAGAATTATCTCCTTTTATATGACCAGGTTTAACCCAAGTTTGATAAAAGTGTTTAACTCTTTCTAATAGATCTAAAGCACTTTCTTTATCTCTAAGAATAGAATTATCAGGAGCTTTAATAGGAACCTCTATAACAGCTGAATTAGGCATTAAAATCATATCCTTAATTAATTCAGGATGATATATTTTAAAGTAAGTATATAAAGCTTCAGACTTATTAACTTGCATTCTTCTAATGTAGTAATCATTATGCCAAGCATGAATACCTGAACTAGTACCTAATACTAAGCTTGTAGTTCCACTTGGTTTAATACAAGTAGTTCTAGCAGCTTGATTAATACCAATAAATGCACTAAGCTTTTTATTTTCTTCAATTACTATATCAGTAGCTTCAGTTAAGTTTAATTTCTCTAACTTATTACTTCCTATACCTGTAATACCTATACCAATTAAAGCATCTTTTTCAGTAGTTTTTTGCCATATAGGTCTTAGATAATGGAAATTAGTAAAACCTGCTTGTAATGTACCAAAGAATGAGGCTACTCTAGCTCTTTGATTTAAATCTTCTTGAGATTCAATATTATCAGCATTAATTTCACATAAATTGCAAAATTGATAAGGTCTTAAAGCTATCTCTACACAAGGATTTGTACCCCAATCTGGATTATTAGTAAAATATATTCCAGGTTCACCTGAATTACTAGCTTCTATTTTAGCCCATAAGTTTAAGAAAAATTCTTTAGATATTTTATGTCTAACTAATACAGCTGAATTATTAGCTCTACCTCTTTGAGGATTAGTTTCCCACCAATTACCAAATTTACAAGTAAGCATAGCTTCACTATTAGCACTAAATAAACAAATTAATGCAGCTCTTCTTATTCCTCCTGCCAAAACTGCATCAGCTTCATGACATATAATATCATGAACTTCAACATCAGTTAGTTTTTCTCCATCTTTCTTTCTTTCAAGTATTTGTTCTATTTCAAACAAACATCTTCTAAGAGGTTCTGGACCAGGAGCTTTACCACCGGCAGTAATTAATCTAGCTCCTTTAGGTCTAATATCTGAAAAATCAAATTTAGGTTTAGTATTTCTTAATCCAAAATAACTAGCCATAAGATGTCTTATAGCATCAGCCCAACCTTCTACACTATCTCCAACTAAATATTTTTGCTCTTTATTAGGTTTTCTAATTTCAGGTAACTTATCTATATGATTAGTTTGTACAGAATAACCTACTCCAGTACCTCCTAATAATAAAAACATTACTTCACTAAAAGCTCTATAATCATCTATTGGTAAATAACAACAATTATATATCCTAGATTCAGTTTTCTCAATAGCTTGTCCAGCAAATTGTAAAGCCCTCATACTAGGTAAAACTTTTTTATCATAAATAAACTTACTATTACTTCTAATTTCAGAGTTTAATTTAGGATACCTTTTAAGCATCATAGTAGTATATCTACCTATAATTTCTTCATAAGTTTCTCTTCTCTGTAATTTAGGTATATATTTAGCATATTTATTAAATACTACAACATTACTTAAAATATCTATTGACTCAGTTTTACCAATCTTTTTCTCTTCTTTATTCATATATTATTAAATTTTGTATTTGTAAAATACAAAGATAAGTATTAATTTGTTATTCTAAAACATTTAAAAGAATAATTAGATTAATTTTTAGTTACCTTAAAAAGGTTTAATCTTTGTTAAATTTAGTTATTTATTTATATTAAAAGCATCAAACTTTATTTTTTTGATTTTTCAAAATATTTCATTACTATATAGTGCATACTTATAGAACCTATAACAGCTCCAACTAAATAAGTTAACATTAATTGCCAACTATTTAAATTAAGAACAACTTCTCTAATAACTAATAACCAAATTCCATTACTTAAAACTGAAGCTATTGTATGATAAATTAATGAATTACTATTTCTAGCTCTACTTACTAAAGTAAAACTTGCATTTTGAAGAATCACTAACCCTAACATTTTTAAAATATCTATCATAAAAACATTGGAATATTTATAGGCATTTTACCATTAATAACAACTCCACAACTTAATACAGGTTTTCTAGTATTTTCTTTACCATAAGCAAAAGCATATTTACTATGATCTATACCACAACCAACACTCATACCAAATATTAAATCTTTATGACTAGCTAAAAATCTAGTATTACAAACTGTATGTAAATGTCCTATTACAGTTGATTGTCTATTTTCTCTGGCAGCATTTATAGCAGCCATTTCTCCAGATAATCCTGTACCATGTTGAAAAATAACTCCATTCAATTTATGAACAAAATCCCATTTCCAACCTTTAGGACTATTAAACATTTCTTGATAAGATTTTAACCAATTTTTAGGTAATCCTGCTGTAAAAGCTTTTCTAAAAGGTAATCTATCATGATTTCCTATACATATAAATACTTCAGGAAAAGCTTTATACCATTTATCACAATTATCTAAAGCTAACTTAAATTCATCACCAGGACTTCTCCCATCAGGATCATGATCATGATAACTAACTGCATGATTATCAACTAAATCTCCTATATGAACAACTGTACCACAATTATATTCTATTTGAACTCTTTTACAAAACTCTAAATAACCTTCTTTACAAAATGGTTCATGTGTATCCCCAATTATTAAACTATTATTTTTATTTAAATTATTAATTAAAATATTAACAGGTTGTATAATAACTTGTTTATTTTCATCAATAGTATTAAAATTTTTATTAACTTTCTTTTTAAAGCTAGTTAAAGTAGGTTTAATGTTATTTTGTTTAAATTGTTGTTTGGCTTCAATATAAGCTTTTTCAAACATATATTTTCCACCAAAAGTACATGATACAGGAGCATGGTTAAAAGCTGCTTTCCAAGACTTTTTAAAATAACCTGGTCTTTCTAAAAGCCAGGTTATTATGTTTTCTTTTTTTGTCATAATATTTATTTAATTTCCATCATCTTCTATAAAAGATCTTTTAACTTGACCTAAATCAAATTTATATTCTTTAAACTCTTCTCTAAAATATTCTACTTCTTCAAAATTAGGAATAGAACTAGCTTCTTGATCTCTAGGAATTTTAACCTCATATTGTTTTTCCATTTCTAAAAATAAATCTTCAGTTTTATATAAAACTTTATATAATCTGCTATTAGAATTAAATCCATAAAATTTCAACATGTGGTCTTTATATTCTTGACTAAATTGAGAAGGTTTCCATTCTTTAAATTTATTATAATCAGATTCCCATTTTAAAGGCACATTAAATACATACATTGTATGAAGTCTATCAACTTCATAATTAGTAACATATTCTACATGTCTAGTTAACATTCTTTCTAAATGTCTATATTCAAGTTTACCAGAAAATCTATATCTCAATAAAATTTTATTTTGATTAATTTCATCATTTTCAGGAAGAGTTCTATCTCCTATAAAACAATTTTGAAATAAACTACTATATGAATCTCCCTTAAAATCGGATTCATAAGTTCCTAACATCGGTAATAAATAAACTGTTGATTTATTTAAACCTTTTTTATCTCCTTTAATAAAATCTTCTATAATTTTATTATTTATTTCTACCATATTTCTCTTAATTTATAATTACTAATATCAAATCCATCTATAAATTCAAGAGTCTTACAACAAATATAATTTTGATAAAATTGTTTTATTCCTTCATGTTCTCCAAAATGATCTATATAACAAGATAATACTTCTCCTGGTTCAATAGGATCTTTTTGAAATCTATTTTCAACAAACTTAATACCTTTACCTGGAATACCTTTAGTATTATTATGAGTTCCTGTAATAACAGAACTCCATAATTTATAATCAGCTTCTTGTTTAGTTGAAGTAACCCAAATATTCTTTCTCCAATTATAATGTTCTCCTTCTAATGATAATAAATCTGAATCTATTGCACAAATATGGCTATTAGGTAAGTTTAATCTAGTTACATTAACATAATCATCTACTTCAGCTCCATTAGCTTCATATATTCCATGTTTTTCAATTAAATAAGTTTTAACAAAATTCCAAAATTTAGGACTTTCTTTAGATCTATTAGATTTATATTCAGGTAAAATTTCTCTTTTATAATCAATAGTTTTTGTTCCTTTAACAAAACCAATATAATGAGTAAACTCTCCTCTTCTCATAATATCTTTAATAATATTATCAGCAGATTCTTCTAATTCTTGTTCAGTTTTTTCAATATATTGAAACACCATATTACCAGATTGAGATAATACTTTAACAGGTTTACCATCAGAATCTAAAACTTTATTACCATTAAAAATACTGAAACAAACTGAGTCCATATCTATGATTGCTATTTTCTCTTTAATCATAATTCTATAATTTTATTATTAATAAGTTCATAACCTGGTTTATATTTCCAAAATCTAATATAAAGTTGTCTTTCTTCTGGATTAGTTATAGGAATAAATTCTGAAGATATTTTTCTAATAAAAGTAAGTTTATCATCAACTATTTTACCTAATCTAGTTAATAAATCTAATGAGCATTTTTCATAAGCAAAACGAAGGTTGTCAATATCTTGGCTTTGAATTTTCTTATTTCCTTTTTTACCAGTAGTTTTATCATTCATTTCATCAAAATAAACAAACTCTACTCTTAGAGGATAATCTAATAAATTAAATTTTTTTAATTTGTTAAAGTATTTTAAGAAATCTCCTTTAATAGATTCAACTACTTTTAGTCTTGTAAATTCACTTGCAAAACCTGCATAAAAATTATTCCCTTTAATTGGAATAGTTCTTTCAGTACCAACTGTTTGAGTATTTTTAATTACTGGTAAATTTGTCTTTTTATCAAATATTACTAATTTAGAACTTTTTAGTCTAAATTCATAATTTGAAGTTTGATATTTTTTAGGTATAGTTTTTCCTTTTTCATAATAAGTTGCTCTTCTTGCATCAGCTAATTTAGTTCTATTTATGTATTTGTATATTATTGTTTCTTGTAGTAATCTTTCTTTCATTTATAAATAGAATTTTAAAATATACTTGCAGAGCTTTTCACACCTGCATCAAGAGCATGAGCCCTTCTCTATTCTTGAGCTAAAGTATATTTATTTTTTTAAAACTAAATTAAGCGTGAGCCATTTCTCCAGGATGAGTAACAAGAACTTCTTCTGACATATCATCTATTGGATTAATTACATAAGTAGGCTCAACTACTTTTTTACTTCTAACAGCTTTCATTCCAAAGCCAACTAATACCTCATTCATTTCTTTAGTAGTAATTCCAAACTTTTCAGCCATGAAATCTACATCTTTACCTACACCTCTGTAAGCAGCTACTGTGCTTTTTTTAATTACAATTGTTGTCATATATTTTATTTATTATATTTTGTTTTTAATATTTTCATAATATCATCAACTGATGTACTATCTATTGTTGCTAAAATAATATCATTTTTAATATCATTTTTTGAAATTTGTTTTTCAGAAATTTTTATAACTTTTTCAAAACTCCAATCTTCACAATAATCTTCAAAGGTATCTGTTCTACGCAAAGTAGCTGCATAACTTTTGTTTAAATTAATTTCAATTTTATCTAACCAAAGATTTTCTTTTAATAATTTAATTCCTTTTTCATAATTAGCTTTATATTTAGCTAATTGTTTTATTTTATCAGCTTCAATTTTTTCAGATAATTTCTCTTTAATTTCATTATAAAATTTATCAGCTAAAGCATCTATTTGTGTTTTATTTAAATTCATTTTATTTTTAATTTCTTTAAATACTTAATTAAATATTTATAATTAGTATCTTTTTTTACTTTAGGTTCATTACTTATATATCCTTTTGGATAAGATATTATTTCAGCAAATTCACCATTATAATATAAATATCCTTTACCAGTACCAGCATCAATATGTTTACTACTATAAATATTATATAATCCTCTTTCTTCATCTAATGTATAAGTACAATTATCATAAGGACTTTTAATAGTAGAACCAAATGGATATCTTTTTTTACATTCAGCTTGTATTTCTTCAATATTCATTTTATATTTAATTTACTTAAAAAATTAATTAAATATACATAATTATCATAATCTATTATTGTATTTTTTAACACATATTTTTTAAATTGATCAAATGTAATTTCAGTATAATTGTTTTTTGGTTGTGTTGTTCCACCTACATAAGTTAAACCTTCATAATAACCATAATATCCCTGTTTAGCATGAGTATTATCTATTGATGTTTTAAATAATTTATTATTCCAATCATAGTATTCTTGATGTTCCATTTTAATACACCATTTTTCAGGTAATATAAAATCATTAAAATCAACATCTTCAAATTGAATAATTGTTTGATTAATATCTTTATGTCTTAAAGGATTAAAATTAGTTCCTGTTTTAGAACACCAAACAATATAAGGAAAATCTGGACCTGTAGTAGGATTAAATTCTTCAATTTTAAATGTACTACAATTCCATAAATACTTACCAACTTTTCTTAATTCATATAAATCATAACATTGAATAACTAAATCAGGATCATCAATAAATTGTTCTATATTATATTTTTTATTCATTTTATATTTAGTTTATTTAGAAATTTAATTAAGTAGAATAAGTTTTCTTTTTTAATTTTTTTACTTTTAAATATAATACCTTCTTGTATATTAAATGCTTCTAAAGTTGAAGGTCTAAAATGTTTATAATTATTTCCTGACCAACCATTTTTTTCACCTTTATCATCTATAAAGTTTTCAATATCTTCTAAATTTTGTGGATTTAAACATTTATAAATTTTACCAAAAGTAAAACAATCATAATCTGTAGTATGAAAACATTCATAATATTCTGTCATAATTAACTAAAAAGTTTTTCTAACCAAATATTTAATTCAGGAGAAGTTAATTTGATTAATGGTTCTATCTCTTTAACAGGAATAGAACCATTATATCTTACATAACCTCCAGCATTTTTAGTAGCTTTATTAGCTCCAATTCTTAAATCTAATCCAAATTCTGTTGCACAATTTTTAAGTAATTTATCTCCTGTATAATTTAAAAAATAATGTGCTCCTCCTGATTTAGTATAATAATTAAAAGATCTTCCTAATTCTACATTTATATTAAAAGGTATATGATCAAATCCACATTTACCATTTTTATTATCTACATCAAGAATTATTTGTTTTTCATTTGTAGGACAAATAGCTAAAGCATAACCTTCAGGAATAGTCCCTTCATAAAATGTATTATCAGGTAATAATGAAAATTTAATTATAGGATGTCCTGATTTTAATAAAAATGATTTCATAATTTTTCTAATATTTTAATTAAATAAGTATAATCTTTTTTTGTTTTAGGTTCTTTAGATTTTTCATTTAAATCATTTAAAACATATTGTTGAAATTGTTCAAAAGTAATTTCAATATAATCTTCTCTAATAATAGAACTAAAATCCCAAGATTTTGTATTTTCAATATCTAAATTATAATAAAATAAATTACTATCTAATCCAGACACATTTATTGTATTTTCTTTATTTTTAGTATCCCATTTAGAAATCCATAAATGAAAATTATAACATCCTCTAATACACCATTTTTCAGGCAAAACAAATTCTTCTTTCATATATTATTTAAAAATTTAATTAAATATTGATAATCTTCTTTAATATGTTCAGTTTTATTTAAGATAAATTCTTTAAATTGATCAAATGTAATTTCAATTTTATTTTCAGGTTTATTTATATAAAAAGTCCATTTATCATTTATTAAAAAATAAAAATTATGTTTACTTTTTCCTGACATAGAAGTAACACTGTTAGATAATAAATTAGGATTAAATACTTTTGATCTTTTAGAAACACCTATTTCTTCAAAATATTCTCCTAATTCTTCAGAACCTCTTAAACACCAATTATCAGGAATATTCATTTAATTAAAATTTATATTGCTTTTTAGCTTCTTTTGAAGACCAAAATTTACCATAATTATTTTTTAAACAATATGCAAATAATCTATCTATTTCATCTAATATAAATCCATCTTCTTTAATTTCTGGTTGAAGTTCTGCTTCTAATTCTGCTTGTGTTAAACCTAAATGTAAAGCATAACCTATTATAGTTACACAACTTGTATTTCTTGATCCTTCAACAAAACTTAAACTATTTTCTTTTATAAATTCTCTTATTTTACTCATATTTTTAATATTAAATATTACTATAAGGATTATCGCTGATAAACTTATCTAGCTCTTTTTGTGAACTAAATCCTAAAGAACTAAAATGTTCTCCTGATCCAATTCTAGACCATAAGTCTTTTGTGTTTTTAATTGAGTTATCTGAACCTGAATTCATAGATTTTAACTCATTTAATAATTTTTCAATTTCATTCATTTGTTATTTGTTTTAATAATGATTTAAGATGTTCATAATCATCTTTTGTTTGTATTTGAGTTGATAATTTATCTGGATGACCATCTGGTAAAAATTGATCTATAATAGATAAATCTGTAATTAAAGAAGAATTATCCCACCAAGTAGTATTAGTTATTTGTGATGTATTATAAAAACCTCTGCTAATTGTATCAGTATGTGCTATTGTTTTTGAATCTAGCCATCCATTAAATTTAAAATAATAATTATCATCTATATTTGTATTATACCATTTACCTATAATAAAATCTTTTTTATTCATTAAATTTCTTTAATTTTTTGTTGTAAAATTAAAAGTGCTTCTTCAGTTATTTCATGTGTAGCTAACCAAGTTTCACAAATCTTTTTTACAATTAAAGTATTTTCTTGTGTAATTTTTAGTTTTTCATTAAATAATTCAGAAGAAAATATATTTTCAAATGCTTGTAATCTATCAATTAATTCTAAATATTTAATTACTATTTTATCAGTATTATAACCTCTTTTATGATATTTAAAACATCTTTCTAATTGCCTAAGTATTCGTGAAATAGCCCATAATTCTGTAGAATTAAAAGCAGGATTCCATCTATTATAATCAGCTATTTTACCAGGATTAGTTGTTAAATCTAAATATTGTTTAGATTTTAAATCATAGCCTTTTGCAATAATATTTAAATCAAAAGTTGAAATAACACTAAATATATTAGAACAGTTTTTTTTATAAACTATATTTACATTAATACAAGTATTATATGTAAATTTTAATGTTGTTATACCTGTATGATGTTTATTAAATTGCTCTCTATTCATAAATTGTTCAGATTTCCATTTTTCCATAGGATCTAGAATAGTAAACATTTTATTATGATAAAGTTCATAAAATAATTTAGTGAATGATTTTTCTGTATAACAAAATACATCTATATCTTGATGAGAATCTTCAAAATATCCTAAGAAACATGAACCAGTTATACAACCATCAACATCTCTTTCTTGCATATATTTCAATGCTTCTTCAAATTGTTCTTTCATAAATGTAAATAAAAAACCCTTACTAAACTTAATTAGTAAGGGTTTTGTGAATAATTAATTAATTGATTATCCTAAAAGTTCAATAGTTGATTGAACAGCTGATAGAATCTCAGAAATAGAATAAATTTTATTTAATTTAACTACTCCTTCTGTAAAATATTCTCCTACAGTTTCAACATCATTAATTTTATTAAATTGTTGCATGAACTCATTAACTTTAGAAGCACCTTCTTTAGCTGTTTCATAGTTAACAAAATCTAAAGCAAATTTAACCATTTCATCATTAACAGCACTTGTAGGTTTAGCTGGTGCAGCTACATAAGAATGACTAGTATCTGCCATAGCAGCTCTTACAGAAGCTTTGATAGCATCTAAATTATCTACTTTACCTGCTTTAAAAGTTTTACCTGCTGTTGCAGCTGCTAGTCTTACTATGTAATCTGCTGCTCTTTGTTGATTAACAAATTCTACATGGTTAACTGGTTTACCATCAGTAGATACTAAATAATTTGCTGGGTTTAGTGACAGCTCACTTAATTTTAAAAATGAATTCATTTTGTTTTGTTTTTAATTGTTATTATTTATTTATTTATTTATTTTAATTTATTGCTTCTAAAGATTATTATAATCTACTATAAAAATTTAATTATTAAGATAAAGTTTTAACCCAATCAGCTACTTTAGTAGTAGTTTTAGGTTTTAACATTCTACAATATCCTGCTAATTCTGTTGTACTATGAGTATGTAGACTAAATAAGTTTTCTACTTCAAAATTACAAACTACTTGTCTACTATTAATATAACCTGAAGGGCTATCATTATCTCCAAAACATATAACTGTGTTATATTCTTTCTTCTTATTAATAATAGCTGCAAACATTTCACCTTCATTGTTTCTACCAGCTTTTTCAGCTAGTTTAACAAAATCTGTATCAGGAACCTCATCATAATCTACAAAGTAAGTTCTTCCACCTGTAATTATAACATCAGCATAAAACTTCTTAGACATTAATTTAGCTAAGTGAGTAATTGATACTACAATACTATTAGGAATACTACCAGAAACATCTAATATAAGTAAATTCTTCATATTATGTTTAGTGCTTCCAGCTCCAATACTTAATCCTAATTGCTTATTAAAAGCTGTTGGATCAAATTGAACTTCATCAACAATATTTACTTGAACAGATTCTTTAATATCATCTAACCATTTAGGTAATATTTTTAGTTCAGATAACTTATCAAAATCAACTATGAACTTTTCTTCAATAAAAGTTTCAATAGGAATTACTGCATGACCTTCAGCTCCAGCAGTTGTATAAGTTCCTCCTGAATTTAAAGTAACTGTTCTACTAGAAGAAGTTTTATAACCTAATCTAGTTAAAATATCTAACCATTGTAATGGCAATTTAGTTCTTAAACAACTTCTATAAATTGTTTGGAACTCTAAATACATTGTGATAAAAGACAATTCTTTCTGAGTTCCTATAATATAAGGAATTCCTTTAGGAAGTTGTCTAAAATCATCTTCATTTTCAACTAAGAAGATCGGCGGTAGCTGAACTCTTCTGCTTGTGATTTTTGTTAACATCTATTTTTTTATTTTGGTTTTGTATTATTATTTTTAAAAGACTTAAAAATTCTACTTCTTCATCTTTTTTAACATTCAATGCTTCTAAATCCATAGGCATTGGAATTTTAGTTTTCAATATAGGTAAAAGTTCATCATCATAAGGACTGTGTAAATCACAAGCTATTTGATTAATTGCTTTTTCTATTGACCTAGGAGTCAAATAGTTCCATATAGTAGACTCAAATTTTTCTTTGTTTACTAAGGTACATAAATTCTTTGATATATCAAAAGGAATTCCATACTTTTCTTTCAAATATTCTTGAAATTCACTGTTATTAAATGTTAAATCATATCTAATAAATCTTTCTTTAATTTGAGGAGTTAGATTAATTAATCCTTGAGGATTACTAGCTCCAATTATAAGAACATCAGCTAATGGTTTACCAGAAGGTAATATTCTATCTTCTATAAAATTTAAAAAAGCATCTAAAGTTTGTTTTAAAGTACCATTAAATACTTCATCAAAAAATAGAATATCTCCATCTTTTAAATTATACAATTCTTCACTATCAAAATATTCCCAAAGTTTAGTTTTAGGATTAGGCATTAAACCACCTACAACTTCATTAGGCATTCTAGTAGATAAAGTTATCTTTTTAAATTTTACTTTTTTACTTTCAGCAAACTCTTTTATTATTTGACTTTTACCAATTCCAGGATTTGACATAAATAAAGGTACTGTTGTTCTTCTTAAATTTATATTGTCATAAGTTTTATTTACAACATTTAAAATTAATTCTCTCATTGTTTTATTGTTTGTTTCTATTATTATATTTTCTTTTATTAACCATTCTTGAAATGTGTAAAAAATTACTTCATCTTGATTATTAGTTCTATAAACTTCATTACCTGCATTATCTTCCCATAAAAATAAATAAGGATAAAGTTCCCATGAGTAATCATGTCTTTTAAAATTAAATTTATTTTTTATGAAATTACATTCAAAATCAGAAGATACTTTTACAGCTATTTTTTCTATTTTCATCTTATTCCTAATTTACGAAAAAACTTAATTAAATATTTCATATTTTCATCTTTAAGTCCATCTATATTTAATACAAATTTTTTAAAATCTTGAAATGTAACTTCAGTATATCCTTCATATACTTTTTCTTTAGCATAACCTATATCTCCTTGATAATGAGAATGTAAATAATAATCTATTAGTTCTACTGGTTTACATTTAATGCTTCTCCATTCTAATAAAACTTCAGCATTTTCTTCAGTACATTTAATAGCATATTTTTCAGGAAATGTTTCTTTAGTATATCTAATCATTTTATTCCTAATTTTTTAAAGAAAGATATTAAGTATTTTACATTTTTAGAAGTATTTATAGGATTATCTTTATGATTTTTATTTACTTTATATAACCAATCATTAAATAGAATTATAACATATTCACCTTTTTTAACTTGGTTATAATGATATAAAACTCCGCAATCATTTAATTCAATTTCAAATCCATATTTTTTAATATTATCATCAGTTAAATCTACTCTAAGTTCTTTAATTCTAAAATGACATTTAGTTTTTTCTTTTAGAAATTCTAATTGATCAATATTATCACAAACTATAACTTCTATTTTATCCTTCATATTATATTTTCATGTTTTAGAAATTTAGTTAAATCTTCTTTTTGATTATTTTTAATAACATCACTTGGATCTTTGTTTAATACTAAAGGATTAACTATCCATCTTAAATTATACTTTTCTTCATATTGTTTACTAGCATTAATACCAGGTAAATCATTATTTAAATAAACTATAATTTCTTTAAATCTAGATTTTAAATGTTCTATAATAATTTCAGGAATAATTGTTGATTCAGATTTAGGTGCTACACAATTAAGATTATAGTTTTCATCTAAACAACAAACATCTTTTAAACTAGAAGTTATTATTAACTTATCTCCTTCTTCAGGAAGTTGATGATAACCTTGTAAATCATTTATTCCTGTATTACTAATCCATTTAAATTCTTTAGGTTTATTAGGAAATAATAATTGATATTTATAGTTATAAAAATCATAAGCAAAACCTATTTCATTAAGTAATTTAAATCTTGATTTATTAATCCAATAACTATCTAATTGTTTAATCTCATATTTAATTAAAGTCTTTTGAGTAATTAAATATTGATTCCAATAATCTAAACCTTCAATAGTAAATTTTTTAGATTTAATTTTAATTTCAGTTTGTTTATTTATATAAGTTTTAGGAGTTATACCAAATACAATAGGTGTAAAATCTATATTTGGGTCTATTTTAATATTAAAATCATTAGAAATAATTCTTAAACTTTCAGAAAAAGTACAGCCATATTTCATCATAACTAAATCAAAACAACTTCCTTTTTTTCCTGAAGAAAAACAACTAAAAAATAAATTAGAATAGACTACACAACTAGGAGTTTTTTCATTAGTAAAAGGACTTTTAAACTTCTTTTTTATTTCTTTAAACTCACTATATCTGCTAAATATATCTAATTCACTAATACTTTTTAATATATTTTCTTTAGAAACTCTTTGTTGATTTTTGACTTCCATATAAATAAAAATAGCTACACCTATTTCTAAGTGTAGCTATTAAATTAAAATTATTTTTTTACCAATCTGATTTTACTGTTTGTGCAGCATCAGCTTTTGGTGTACTTGTTCCTGTATATAGTTGAAACTTCAAACTATCTTGATAATCAAAATTATTTGGAGTATAATCAGCTAAAGCTTTTTCAAACATTTTAGTTTGTTTATTAGTAGCTGTCTGAATATGTTTAGTATATAAAGTAGAATACATTTTACCTTCTGGTGTTGTTTTAACTCCTTGTAAGAAAGTAACTCCATTACCAGATTTAAATGCTTGAGTAATATAGCCTCTTAATTCAGTTAAATTACCATTTAATATTTCAGCCCAAGTAGTTTTAAATTTAACTTCATCAGCTGATTTCTCTTTAGAACCTAAAGATAAACCACATAAAGTTCTAAATAAAACTAATAGATCTACTTCTCCTTCTTTAGCTACTCTAATGTTATGATTTTTACTAAACCATTCCATTCTTTCATTACTCATTAAAGTTTCTAAATCTGTACTCCAACTATGTTGTAATAAATCATTAACAATCATAACTTTACCTGTAGAACTCCCTTGATTTCCAGGTTTAAGAAAAATACTGTGTTTATTAACTAATTTACCGCTATTAACTAGAGCACCATTTTCTAGATAATCCATACCAGAAGCATTTTCTAACATAAAATCTAATCTTAATCCTCCATCATCTGTTGTATAAACAGGTTCTTGAGTTAAGTAAGTATAACCTAACTTATGTAACTCTTCTAATGTTGGATTTAATGCTACAATTCTGTAAGGAATTATACCAGTAAATCTTTTAATTTCTTCAATTTTTTCTTGTTTTTTAATTTCCATATTCTATTTTTATTTATTTTACAAATTCTTCAATTTTATTATTTATCATTTGAATATCATTATCAACTTTCATAACATCTGGTCCAAATATATCTGGAGGACATTTAGCTGATAATCCTTCACCTGCTAATAAATAATGATAATTAGCTTTACCTTTATCATCAAATTTACTATCAGCATACAATACTATTGTATAATCTTTTTCAATTACACCTTCATGTTGCTTACCTTTAACTTTAACTCTTTTTTCCATTGAACTTTCAATGTTTAAAATCTCATAATGAGCTGTTGCATATAATTCTTTTTCTGCTCTTTTAACATAAGCATTAAACATGTCAACTTGGTCATTATATTTGTTCCAAATTTCAAAACCTTTTTGAGTTTTTTTAGCTTCAGCTAAAGCCATATCCATATAAGCACTAAAACTATCTATACAAATAGCTTTTATTTCTGGATTAGTAGCATATTCTTTAATAGCTTCTAAAACCTCTGTAGTTGTATTAGGTTTTTTATGATACTTAAAGTTATTTTTAAAAGGCAAAGGCTTGTTTTCTACATTAATAAATCCAGTAGTTAAAGGATCACAATTTCTAAAAGAATATGTTTTACCTTTACCTGATTGACCTACTAATAATACTTTATAATAATCTCTATTCATTATTCTGTAGTTTCTGTTAATTCTAATTTAGTTTGAGCTGGATCTTCTTTTGGTTCTTCTTTAGCTTTCAAATCAGGATAAATTACACATAATTCATTTAAAACTCTTGATTTTAATACTTCTACTTCTTGGTTATTCAATAAACTAATTTCAAAATTACCATTAGGTTGTTCTGTTGGTCTTCCTTTAACCATAGTTTGTGAAAACTTAGGAATTTTGATTGTTGTATTTATTACATTAAGTAATAAATTAATCTTGTTTTTTGATTCTTCTTGTTCTTGTGTCATATATTATTTATTTTATTTTATATTTCTTAAATATTTTAATTAGGTATTTATAATTAGTATTAGATTTAGGTTTATCAATTATTTCAGCCCATCTATTTTTATAAAAACAATAATATGTTCCATGCCCATAAGCTAAAATTCCTAAATGATCTTTATAACATGTTATTTCTCTATCAATAGTTAAAATTTCATCTACTTTATTACCTTGATAATCAAATCCTTTAAATTTAGTACCTATTGGAAAACGTGCTTTAGCTTCAATTAATATTTCATTTACAGTCATATTAACATTGGTATTAAGTAATTATAATTAATATCTTTTAAAAATTCTTGTTTTTCTTCATAAAAAATAAAATCTCTATCTAATAAATAACCTTCTAAATTTTTAGTGTGTAATCTAAATCCTCCTTCACTAAAAGAATTAGGTGTATGAGAAACCCAATCTTCATTTTCTCCATAAGGTTGATGAACTTTAGTTACTGTTATAATATCATTAAAATGTTTTCCTGGAATTTTAACTTGTAATTTATCACCAATTTTTATTTGTCTATTTGTAGAGTTCATAATTTATTTTATCAGGAGATTCTAATTCTTTAAAATGACCGGCAGCAAAATTTACATATAACCCTTTAGCAATATTATCTTTTGATAATCTATTTTTAATTATTTTAAACATAATAAATTTATCTCTAAGTTTTTTAATATTATAACCTAAACAAGTTTCCATGTCAAGCTTAAATGGATTCATTAAACCTATACATAAATCTGAATCAGAAAAAGGATTAGTTGAATCTCTAAAAGAAGATTGTTCAGGAGCTAAATCAGCACCTTTAAATTTTAATCTTTCTACTGATGATAAGCTTTGATTAAATTGTTGTAAATTAATAAAACTCCAACCAAATAATCTAGCTAATTCTACTTGATATTCAGAGAATTTATCTATGTTTCTTTTTAAATCAAATTCTCTTTCTTTCTTTAAAAGATAAAAATGATCTGTAACCATTAGATTATATTCATCAGGATTATTATTTTTATAACCTACTTTTTTCTTTTTAATTTTACCATCAATATCAGTATAATCTTCTTCAATAAATTTACCTCTAGATTCCATAAATTTCCAACACTTATTATATAAACCTGTAGGATTTTCTGGTTTAAATTGCCAATTAATTTTATTAAACATAGTTTCAACAGATTCTATTTCAGAATCAACTAATAATTGTTGATCTTTATTTAATCTATTTTTACCAAAACCTTTAATTAGTTCCGGTGGAATAATAATATTATATTTTTGATAAATTTGAACAGATAACCAATTACACATTTTAGTAAGTCTATCAATCTCAAAACTATTATAAAATATATTTAAAGTAATTCCTTTAGCTTCTGCATCTTGAATAGCATGTTGAATCATAAAATCTAATAAACTTGATTTTCCAGTTCCACTTTGCCCTCCTATTAACATAATTATACCTCTTTGAATACCAAAAATATAATCATTAATAGTTTGAAATCCGTTAGCTAATCCTTCATATTTACCTTCTAATCCATCAGAAATTCTTTTTTTTAATTCACTCATTATATTCTTTCTGTTTTTTCTTCTGAAATATCATTAATTATTTCTTCATCTAAATATTTTTCATGTAAAGCTTGATTTATAAAAACTTCTATACCAACTACATAAGTCATCTTGTTTCTCATATTATTTAAATATCCGGTTAAACCTTTAATTATTTTAGTATGAGTTCCAGCTACTTTTATTAATTGTATATATTTTTTCTTTAATTCTAAAGCTTGTTTAGTATCAGAATCTTTAGATCTTAATATTCTATAAGAACCTCTTCCATCAGGAACTTTAAGTGGATACATATTCCAAAAAGTTTCAAATAATCTATCAGGATTACTTAAATCTTCTTCAAATAAATCTAAAGCTTTAAGTTTTAAATATATTAAAGTTAAATCTCCTACTACAGAAACAATACCTTTAGTATCTTTAACAAAACCTTTAAGTTCTAATCCTTTAATTAAATCACTTATTAAAATTGTAGATTCTTCACAATTAAAAACATCAAATAATTCAAAATAATTTTTTTTATATAAAGAATAGAGTATAAAATATTCATCTAAAGTTAATTCATTTTTAATTAATTCTTTAGTATCAATTGTTATCTTCATCTATTTCCTCCTCTTCTAAAGTATCTTCTTGTTTTTCATCTTGAATTAGTCCTAAGTCTTTAACTTGAGGATCATGATTACATTCAATGTATTCTTCTCCATTAAAAACTTGATCAGTGTCAAAACAAATTAAACATTTATAATTTTCTTTATTTACCATAATTTTACTTTTTTACTATAAGAAATTTTATTTTCAAAACCTGTATATTTATCTACCTCAAATTTACTATAATAAATTATAATTTCAAAGTTCTTTTTACTAAAATTACAAGTTATTTTTTCAGTACTTAATAAAAATAAAATAAAAATTATAATTAAAAAAGCAATTAATAAATTAATTATTAAATCCATTATACACCTCCTATATTTTTTAAAGTTAAATAATTATCTATTGCATCCCATTGAATTTCTTGTTCCATAGCTTTAAAAGCTTTTTTATCAAAATACCTTGAAGGAAGCTTTTCTTGTTTAACAACAACTTTAGCTATCCCAATTTGCTTATTAACTCTCATTTTTCTATTCATAATTCTTTATAGTTTATATGGTTAATTTTATCAATAGGAATCCAATTTAAGGATTTCTTACACCAGTTTTCATCAACTGTATTATCTAAAACAAATATCCAAATATCTGCTATTTTATCAGCATAATCTAAATTAAGAGCTCTAGCTAATATTTGACTTGTAGTTTCTTCATTAGAATTTAATTGCTGTATAACTAAAGTATTTAATCTAGGAATTGTTATACCTACTGAAATCATTTTACAACAACTTAAATGGTTAAACTTATTATTCTTAAAATCTTCTAACTCTGTACCTTCAGATTTACTATGATAACTATAAGTACTTAATCTATTAGCTACTTCTGTATTAGCAGTAAATATTAAAAGTTTATCTTTTTTTCTTTGCTTAATAAATTTATTAACTATATTTATTTTAGTTTCAGAATTATAAATAAACCTCATTCTTTTACCTGAATAAATTTCTTTTAAAGCAAAGAATTTATCATCTCCAAAAGAAAGAAACTTAAATCTTTCAAATTGAGCAGATAAATAATTATAATGCCCTAATTCAGTAGTATAAACAGGTTTAAGTTTAGTACCAGATAAAACATTTTTATTAACATTATCTAATTGACAATGAACTAAATTTACTTTAAAATTAGCAATAATACCATCTTTAACAGCTTGAAATATAGAATATTCATAAGATACTTTAAGTTTTAATTTATTTCTTAAATCCCATTTAGTTTCTGAACTTAAAGTTCCTGTTAATCCTAAACAGTATTTAGCTTTTTTAAAATTATTTAATTGAGATTCTGATAATAAATGGACTTCATCAATAACTTGAAAATTATTATTAAAATTCTTTTCTTTATTAATAGATATATGAGTTTTAAAAACTATATTTTTAGGAACAGATCCAATCCATTTAATTAATTCAGGTTTCCAAGTATCTTCAATTAAATTAACAAAAGGAACATATATATCAATTATATCATCAGGAAACATATATAAATATTTCATAATAATATTGCAAGTAATTTTGCTTTTACCCACTCTCTGACTAATAAGCAATATACTGTTCCAATCACTATTATAAAAAGCTAATTCAGCTTCTGATTGTATCTGTTGTCTAGTTTTATTCATTTACATTAGAACCATTAATAATATTATTTTCATAATCATAATCAAAGTTATTAACAATAGTATTTTCTTCATCTACATATTCTTTCATAGCAAAGTATTCTTGTTCACCTGAATTAGATAACCAACTCATAAATTCTTGAGCTTGTTCTTCAGTTTCAAATTTAATTAATACTTCTTTACTCATAATTTAGATTTTACTAATTTTTTTAATTCTGTAATATTCCAAGATTTAATACTTAATAAATCTAATTCTTTAATAGATATACAAGGTTTATTCATAATAATATAATGTTCAGCTTCTTCTTTATAAAAAAAATATTTTACTTCTTTTCTATTTAAAGATATTCCATGTTTATTACATATATTTGGTATTATTTGATAATTTTCTAAAACAGAATAATATCTATTACCTTCAGCAATATCAACACCCTCTTCAGTTGTAAATAAAGGGGGTTTAATTTTTTCTATTACTGTAATATTACATCCTTTTTTATTATAATAAGATATATCAAATCCAGGATTTAAAGATACACATAAATGATTTGATAATACATTAAACTCTTTAATAGTATCTTGTGTTTTAGTCAACTTTACTTTTACATAATCACCAATAGAAAATATTTCACCATCTGACAGTCTTTTAACTTTAGTAATTATACTTCTATTATCTGATAATAATCTAAATTCATCCATATTAAAAAAGTTATCAGAATCATAAGTACCTTTTTGATTTTTAATAGCTATACAACCTGAATATTTAGAAGTAAATTCTAATATTTCATAATCTTTTTCAACTACTTTTTCCCAAAATTCAGGATAATTAGTATAATTATATATAATACCTAAAAATACATTATTTGTATCTACAATTGTTCCTAAAGGAGCTGAACCAGGAAAAGTTTTTATTAATTTATATTTCATATTTTAATTTTTTAATTCATTTAAATCATTTTCACAAATTATATATAATAATTTAGCATATTCTATATTTAATTTTACATCTCCAAATACTAATTCTTCATCTTTATTTAAATCAGCTTGTTCAATTAACTTTTTTAATTCATCAAGTTCTTCTTTTGTTATGTCTTTATAATCCATAATTATTTGTTTTATTTTTGCCAACAGTTCGATATAGTTATTTCAGATAATACTGGTATATCTGTATTAGTAATAATTTCACTTCCAGCTCTTTCCATTAGACTTTTTTGAATTAAAGACCATTCTTCAGCATAATCTTCATCAACTTCACAATCTATTTGATCATGAACAGTCATAATTATTTTAACTTTATTAGATAAATTATATAGTTTTATATAATCTCTAACTAAAACTAAAGCTCTTTTGCACATTTGACCTCCAGAACTTTGAATTGGTGTATTCATAGAAGCTCTTTCTATTTCTCCTTTATCTTTAAAATCTAAATTTGGTTTCCATTTAGGAAATAATCTTTTAATTCTGTAAGGAGAATAGCTTCTAATATAACCATTAGTAATACCAAAAGTTCTCATTGATTGTAACCAGTTATTTAATTGTGGAGTAGCTTTAAAATAATTTTTAATAATAATATCAGCTTCATCTACAGGAATATTTAAAGTATCAGCTAACTTAAATTTAGACATTCCATAAACTAAACCAAAATTAACAGTTTTAGCTGCATCTCTATAAGATTTACCTCTTAAAAAATCTGGTTTATCTCTAACATTTTCTAAAGGTATTTTAAAAACCATAGCAGCTACATTTGAATGTAAATCTTCATTATTTTTAAAAGCATTTATCCAAAGTTTTTCTTCTGAAGCAAAAGCAGTTAATCTTAATTCTTGACCACTAAAATCACAACTAACTATTTTTTTACCTTTTGAAGGTATAAAACAATTTCTATAAGAATTATTAGCTGGAATATTTTGCATATTAGGAGTATTATCTTTTTTACTTCCACTACTAACTCTTGAAGTATCTTTTATTTGCCAAAAAGAAGTATGTATTTTACCTGTATGTTCATTAACATAATTTAAAAACTTTTTACCATAAGTAGTTACTAGTTTAGCTTGTTTTTTATAATCAATATACTTTTTAATAATAGGAAAATCAGTTTGATATTTTGTTAAAAATCTTTCACCAACTCCTTCATCTAAAGGTATATTTAATTTTTTAAATACTTGCTCTACTTGTAAGGGACTAGACCATTTAATATTAATATCTCTAATGTGTATTTCTTCAAACATACTAGTTTGTACATATTTAGCTACAAAATCTTTTAATCTTATATCTGTTCTTACAAATTGATCTAATTCTTCAGTATAAAAAGTTGTATTGTTTTTAGCTGTTTTAGCTAATTCTAGCCATTTATCTTTATCTAAACCTATACCATTATATTCTATATCAGCTAAAGCTAAACAAGCATCACATTCATTATAAAACCAATTTAATAAATCTTGTTCTTCTAATGCTATTAGTTGTTTAGTTTTTATATCAGTTAAACATTCAACATCTTGAACACCATAAAATATTTGTTTTTCAGTAAAAGGTTTACCATTTAATCCAATAAATTGGCTTCTAACAGATTTATCTAATATTTTATTACTATATTTTTTAGCTAATTTGTCTAAAGATAATTCTCTATTTTTTAAACCATTAGTTAAACAACATTCAGCTAAAAAAGTATCATAAATATTATTTAATTCAATTCCATAAAATTTTAAAAATTTATAATCAAATTTTAGATTTTGTCCTACTACTAATATATTTTCTAATTTTGTTAAAGCTTTAATATTTATATATCTAACATCAATGACATAAGTTATGTTTTTCCAATTTAATTGAAGCATAACTATTTTATTACAATGATTAAACATACCTTCAGTTTCAGTATCTAAATTTACTTCTTTTAAAGTATTTAACCATTCTAAACATTCATTTAAAGTAGATTTTTCATATAAAGTACTTTTATACAATTCGTTATTTCCTATAAACTTTATCATTCTTTATATTTTTCTTTAAAAAAAGCTTCTGAAATAAAAAACATTTTATTGTATAACATAAAATTAGTAGGTAATCCCATTTTAATATGAAATACTATATCATTTTCATTAGGAGGAATTATATTTTTTAAATAAATTCCTTTCTTTTCAAAAATATATTGATTGATAAGTTCACAACCTTCTTCTAATGTAATTACTTCTTTAACTAAAATTTCTTTTATAAACTTTTCATTTTTCATTTATTTTAAATTTAAAAATACCCTCGACTTTTACCCAGGGATTAGTATAAACATTACTTGAAATAATTTTATACAGGTAAGCTAGAATTAGAATATTACACGTCTAGCGAACTTCAGTTTCATTTAGAGGTATTTTATGAGGTTGCAAGTCATAAACTGGGACACATAAAGAGGAGTTACTGGTACATTATTTTTAATTAAATTTAAAGAAAGTTTTTTACCCTTTTATACTTTCTTTTATCCTGCTTATCTATAACAACCATTGATACTATCTTTGGAATACATATTTCTATGGTTAATAATACGAGTTTACATTAAGTAAAGTCTCCCTATAAGATATTTCTATCTAAACCTACGAGAAGTGTTAATTAGTCTGTCTTATTCTTAATTTCAAGGGTACAGGAATAAAATACTAAAGTTGTCAAGTTCAACTACACCAACTAAAGTTTTTTCATTTAAGTTGCAAGATGTTGGATTCCCTTTAACTTGAGTCTTGTTATTTTTATTAGTATTTTAATGTCTTTCCATTAAGTCATAAGTTTGATTGCTACTTAAAACTGTTCCTTAATCTTCAAAGACAAATAGCACCCTCTTTATACTTGTGGGTACACCAAGATTATTTTTTACCAGGAATATAAATTGAATAATCTCTATCTTCTAACCATTCTTTAAAAGACATTACAAAATTACCATCTGAATCTAAACAATCTAGAAGGTATTCTTCATAAACTTCATCAACTGATGTAACCATTATTCAAATATTCTATTAATTTTATTAATAACTTTATTATGTTGATCTTTTAAATCATTTAACATAATTAATTCAGAACTTAATTTATCAATTTCTTCTTGTTTTAATGTTGCTTCTGTATCAATAGTATCATTTAATATTGATAAATTTTCTACTGTTTTAGTAAAAATGTCTAATACAGATTTACTTTTAGTTTGAATTGCTTTAGTTTTGTTTGTGTTAAATAGTGTATCTATCATTTTTTATTTATTTAATTTGTTAATATATGTGTGTAAATCTTTATTATTTTTCATTTTTATGATTTTTTCATTGTCTATTCCATTAAAATAATTAACCATTTGTTCTCTTGGAAAAGCTGACCATAATTCAGTAATTGAATTATAATGAAATAAATAATTATAAGAATTATCTAATTCTTTTTGTTTAGGTTGTTTAATTGTTTCTGTTTTCATTTAATATTAAATTTAAATAGTTCTATTGATTCTTTTAAATCTCCATTTTCTATATAGAGATAAATATCTGATAATATTTTTTGATTTTGTTTAATAGGATTATCTATATAACTATCAAAAACTGTTGTATCAGTTAATAATTCTAATTCAGGTCTATATTTAAATGTATGATAAAAATTCATAATACAATTAATACAATTATTTCTAGAATTACAATTAGTTAAAATGTAATTTATAATGTTACTCATAATGATTTTTTATAAATGTTTTTATCTTGTATTTTTAAAAAATAATCACATTCATTTGCTGTTTTATTTGGTGGCGTAATAAAATAAGATTGTCCAAATTCATTTGGCTTAGCTTTATATCTATAACATAAAGTTGCTAATTTACAATTATTTCCTGAACACATTGATATATCTGGCATAATTTTAATTATTTATTTAATATATAAAAGTTAAAACAACTATATAATACAACTATTATAATATAAAGTATAATTAAAGATATAATATTTTCTACTAAAACACTTCTATATTTCTTTTTAAATAATTCAGATAAATAACATTCACTAACATGATGAATCTCTTTAATCTTAATTCTTATTTTATAAATATTAGCATCTAAATCAAGTGAACAAGCTATTAATCCAAATATACTTTTTTTAATTGTACTAGTATCACCTGTAATTAAATCTAAATAAAATATTTCATATTCAAATACTATTGTAATAAATAGTATAAATGTAATTAGGAATAAGTATAAGAATATCATTTTATTAATTTAATTGATTTAACATAACATGTACTTTGAAAATCTAGTAATTTAGTTTCATAAAATACACAGCCTTCAAAAGGTTGAAGAGCTTGTCCTGGAGCTTTAGTTATTTGATACAAAGTATCTTTAGTATTATCCCAATAAGTTACTTCATAATTATTGTATGTCTTTGTACAACTACATAAAAACATACATAATAAAGGTATTAATAGCATAATCCATACTATTGTGTGTTGTTGTTTGTCTTGTTTATTCATTTTATTTTAACTCTAGTGTAAGTATCTCCACCACAATATCTTGATTCAGCTATATAGTGATAAATAGAACTATCTTCTATAACAATGTAATTAAAAGCATCTACAGAATAAACTGTATTATTGCTATTTTGTAATTTCATTATACAAGTTTTAGTTCCTGCATCACCACAACTACTAAATAATAGTATTGTAATTAATATTGTTAATATTTGTTTCATTTTTAGTATTGATAAGTTCATATATATTTTTTCTTTTTTATTAATTTTAAATTTAATTTTTTCTTTTATTCTTTTATAATTCCATGAATATAATTCTTTTTTATAAGTGCAAGAAGATAAAGTAAA